CGGAATACAAGAAACTTTAAAACTTATATAACCATTATGAGCAAAGGAATTTACACAAAAGAAAATGTAGGTAATGGTGTATTCATCTTTACCGCCAACAAGAGTTTTGTAGAACCTAAATTTTGGGGACTGCATGAGGAAAACGAACAGGCACAATGTGTAGCTATCGTCCATGATGGCAATGCTTTATTCTTCTATCCGGAAGATATGGATAATGATACCCATATTCTTCTTGATTGGAAGAAAGAGCAAACAGGGAAGATATATCCAACCGCAGAAGAAGGTATGAAGGATACTGATGGAATAGGCAATACCAAAGCATTGGCTGCATCCGGAAGCGAAATTGCTGAGAAAGTCATAGCATTGGATTTATGTGGATTAAGTTGGCACATTCCTACACTACAAGAGAGTATCTTAGGGTACGAACATAAGGTTATGCTGAATGCAGCCTTAGCTATCTGCGGAAAACAACCAATGAAAGATGACTGGTATTGGTGCTCTACGAGAAAAGAAGATGAACGTAATTTTTCTCTTCATTGGCTCAGAGGTTATTATTACAGCACTTATCAAGACTTTAAATATTGGGTTCGCCCCGTGTCCGCTGCCTCTCTTAATTCACTTTAACCTTATAAATGATTATAACTATGGCAAAAGTATTTATAACAAAGTATGCCTTAACAGAAGGTATTAAAGAGATAGAAGCAGATATTATTATAAGTAGATTTGAAGATGGAGAATATGTAATGGATGGTTTATGTTCTTACTTCTGTATAGGGGAAAACGCATTCACCGATAAATCCGAAGCGTTGAAAAAGGCGGAAGAAATGAGGATTAGGAAAATCGCTTCTCTTCGTAAGCAGATTGAGAAACTTGAGAAATTATCTTTTAAAGTAGAGGAGATTTGATTATGGAACAAGAAAGAAAAATCGGAGAGGTATTTGAATATAATGGAGAAAAAATTATCGTGAAAAAAGATAGCGATTTTATATACGAATGTGATAGATGCGTCTTTAATGGTAAACCGGAATGCAGTGATTGTCGTTGCATTTCTTATAAGAGACAAGATAAACAAGATGTGCACTTTGAAAAAGTGGAGGATTGATTATGAAAGCAAACCTAATATTTTTTCTTGCGATATTCATCATATCAGCATTATTCATCGGTCATTTCCGACTGACATTCTCACCGTTCAGTGTATCCTTTCTCTATTGGCATAGGACTGTAGGAGTTATTCTTATCGTTGCAGGATGCTTGGTTTACAACATAGGTGAGCATATATCAGGCTACAAGAAAGGACTGGATGAAGGTATGGAGATTGTTTTGAAAGAGTTAAAAAAAAGATACAATGAAGAAGATAATGTTCAATGATAAATACAGTCTAACCCAGGCTGTATTGGATGGTCGGAAGACTATGACGAGAAGAATAATCAAATGTCCAAGAACTTTTAAAGGAGAATGGGTTGCCGGATTCAATATACACAGACGCCATTCTGATAAAAAGATTGTTGGTTGGCCTTATATGTATGATGCAGATGAAAGAGAGTTTGATATGGGCGAGATATTGCCAAAATACAAAGTAGGTGAAGTCGTTGCCGTTGCACAGAGATACAAAGATGTAGTAGAAAAAAGGAACGAAGCCCAAGAAACATTATGTCTATATAAAATAGGTGAAGAATATCTTACAATGGAAGAAATGGGAGCAGGATGGAGTAATACTATGTTTACAAAGGCTGACCTCATGCCCCATCATATCCGCATTACCGACATCAAGATAGAACGGTTGCAAGACATTTCCGATGAAGATTGCTTTAAGGAAGGAATTTTTAAATGGGATGCTGGACAAAAGGATATTCCTTTTTATTCATTCCATTACGCAGATATACCCGACTACAATGATCCTCGTGACGCATTCGCAGAACTGATAGATAAAGTCTCCGGCAAAGGTACATGGGAATCCAATCCTTATGTATTCGTTTATGAATTTGAACTGATTGATTAAAAACGAGAAAAGATATTGATTATGAAACGTGAAATAAAATTCAGAGGAAAAAGCACTGATACGGGGAAATGGATATATGGATTTCTCTCTTTTTTCTATACTGCCGGAAGGGACGAAAACGGACTTATCCTCACAGACAAGGCAAAGATATATTCTCCGGAAGACTGCCGGTGCGATGACGTATGGGCTGAAACTGTTGGTCAGTTCACCGGCTTATGTGATAAGAACGGTGAAGAAATATACGAAGGTGATATTGTTGAATGCAACGGAGATATATGCAAGGTTATGTACAGTAATCATTATGCCGGATTTGCGCTTGATAAAAAAGATTGGCTATATCTCCACTTCTTTGGAGAAGCATTTAGTAATAAAGATTGTCTTGTTATTGGCAACATACACGATAACATTGAGTTATTGAAATAAAACAACCATGAGTAAATTAGAGCAAATCGCCACAATTGATTACTGCTACTGGCGATTGGAAAAGTTGAATGAGGCTCTTTCCAAGCCTAAATCGACTATGGAGCGGTTGGTTGATAAAGCCTGCGGTTATAATGAAGTAGAAGAAGTGAAAAAGGAAGCTATAGCCCTTTTGGAACAGATTGTTGAAAGTAAAAAGGCTATCGGTGCGGATTATTCGAGAGATAGTGAGTTTCTTGATAAATTGAAGAGTAAATAATGTTATGAGTAAAAAGAAAGTATATATCAGTCTGCCTATCACTGGGTATGACATAAAAGATGTTGAGAAAAGATGCAAATCTGCTTCCGAGTTGATAGAACAACTTGGTTTTGAAGCTGTATCTCCCTTAGAGGTATCTTCAAATCCGGACGCGAGTTACGAAGAGCATATAGGCAGGGATATTACTGCCCTGCTCCAATGTGATGCTGTAATATTCCTCGAAGGGTGGCATTATTCCAATGGATGTAGTCTTGAACATAGTGCAGCCGGGATTTACGAGAAAGAGAGATTGTTTTCCATTGGAGAATTGAAACGCTACGCAAAAGAAATAGGCATATGAGCAAACTATACAAAGTAACCCTCTTCGGTAAATCATTCATTATAGGATGGTTCAGTTATGCAGATAAATGGTATCATAAATTTAGTATAATACATTGAACATGAAAATTATATTTCTTGATATAGACGGAGTAATTTCCACGGAAAAGTCACATTATACACTTGATAAGGATGCGTGTGATTTACTTGGTAAGATTATAGATGCTACAGATGCCAATATTGTCATTTCTTCGTCTTGGAGAAGAAACACGGTAGAAGATACAAAAAGGGAATTAACAACCATAAGACATTCAGTCCCGTTTCCATTTCCATACGCTGATAGAATTGTAGGAGTAACTATAAGAGCGTATGCCTACATTATGCAAGGTATTCATCTTAGCATTCCTCGTGGAGTTGAGATAAAACAATGGATTGACACTCATATCCACTCTGAAAATGGAAAAAATTGGAACTATAAAGAGATTGGATCTGATTTTAATTACGTGATACTGGATGATGATAGCGATATGCTTCTTGAACAAGCTGAACACTTTGTAAAGACTGATACTCTATTGGGATTGTCGGAAGATGATGTTGAGCGAGCTATTAAAATATTGAACCAATGAGAAAAGCAGACAGAATAATCAGAGACAAGTGTAAGGACGATATATCTAAGGTTGGCTAAGTATGGACTTACAAAAGTTAAATGCAGATAACATGAAAGAGAATAATATTTTAAACAAAGAGATTTATACAGAGGCTATGATAGCAGCCTCTAAGGTTGATTTCCTTGAGAGCAAGGAAGAGGTTAAGATGTATGCCACTTCGCTGTATAACGCAGTAATGTGGGGCAGAAATCATACGGTTAAAGCAAAAGAATTAGAGACACCAAGCTAATACCCTCACCAAAACGGCAAGCGGTATAACCCAATGGAGAACCCGTTCAAAGCGTTCTAAACGTTCCATTGGATAACCCGGAAAAGGCGGCAATAGTCCATGTAAAGGACATTGTCCGCCAATTCAAGCAGTTCATCTATGTAATCCCTTTTTCGCATCACGTTCAAGTTTTCTACGTTGTTGGCGGTTTATACCATTTGCTATGGCAAGGCTGTTCAGTGTCTCTTTCTGTTCGGGAGAAAGCATGTTATATACTTCTTCCCGTGATTTGCCTGATAAAATGGCTTGTACTATTTTCCACATAAGCTACGTCTGCAATGTTCACACAAAAATTTCTTCGCTACCGGGAACATCTTCTGTCCCACATATCCGCTAAGGTACTGCGCCTCTTCCCCGTATGGGTCGATGCCGAACGCCCGTGAGATATGCCGGCATAGATGTCCCTTTTCATGGTCGAAAGAGTTTTGAAACTCTGCCGGGGAAGAAGTAAGGGCTATAACCATTACGGTCTGCCTGTTTCGGATATTGGAGTAAGTGATACCCGTATTCAGATTGCAGGAGCGCATGTTCTTATAGGCATTCGCCAAATCCATCCCCCTGCATCCTACCCGCTGAAGGTCGGCGATGATACGGTCGGTATAATAGCAGTCCACCGCATAATATACACGCACTTCCCAATCATAATCCGGTATGTAAAATTCCTGTATTATCATAGGCTACATCATCTGTTCCCACATGATAGGATTGCCGGAGCCTATGCAGTCGGCATAGAACCGCGTGAAAGGCATTCCATTGTAAGCGTCCACATCATCTATGTAATCCTTAATGAACAATGCGAGATGTGCTTCGTCAGTGATACTTTTGTAGTAATCCGACTTCGCCATGTTTGCCACGTAAACGCTGTCGTACCCTGCATCCTTCTCCAGGTTTATACTGTACTTTTTAAGAAGTTCCTCTACCTGTTCTTTGCTGATTGGTTCAAGTTTTTCCTCCTTACCCGTAGATTTGTTTCCCATCTTCATGCGGGAAACAGCCCATAGGCACATCTTCTTGCTGAAATGCCATCCGTACTGGCTGAGATAGTCAGCCATTGCAGGCGGTATTCTGTCGTATGTATCTAATCTTTGTTTCATATTTTCCTGATTTTAAGTGATTGGCAAAAGAGGGGAATAATCCCCTCTCCATTACATGAACTCTCCGTTGGCGCGTCTGCGTCTGCGTTCGCCCATATCATCACCGTAAGGCTGTGAACCGCGGCGTTCGCTGTAAACCGGATATTCCGGGAAGTAACCCGGCATACGGCGTTCGCCCATATCTGAGCCGCCGCTATAGTTTCCACCGCGTGAACCACCGCTGTTACGATAGCCCATTTCACCGCCCTGCATCTCACGCATGGCTTTTTCGTAACCATAACAGCAACCCTCTCTATAGGCTTCTTCCATAGGATTACCGCCTCTCATGCCGAAGTCACGGTCATATTCTCCGCGTCCTTCTTCCAATATTTCCCACATTCCCATATTATTTCTTTGTTTTAGATGTTTCAGCAACTCCGAGCTGTTCCATAAGCCGTTTGTTCAAATCCATAAGGTCGGACATGTTCTTGCTCATTTCCGCCATTTGCCCTTTCAGAGATGATATTTCCTGCTCCTGACGTTGTTTCTCTGCAAATTCGGGGTTCAAGAGCGTCAGCATCTTGTCACATCCCGCAATGACGGAATTGTGGAAGTCCATGCTATTGATAATGTCTATGCTTTTCTGCTTCATAGAAGCGACCTCGTTATTCATCGCATCACGAGAGCATGACACTACGATATTGCCGTTCTGCCCGAAGTCGGCTATATCCATGCCGGCAGGTAGATTTTGGAAAGTCGTGTTCTGCCCGTTGATACAGACAACGACATCCACAACCATTTCCATTTGGGGCAACTGTCCCATAGGGGATGCCATAGGATATTTCGGCTTGGGAGCGGAAACGCTGACTACCGGACCGTATTCGATAAACGGATTAGCATCCTTATGAAGTATATACAACTGGTTATTGGTACGAAGTGATTGAAACATATTGGTTTGATTTTAAAGGGGTGTGGCTATTCCCATTTTGGAAATAACCACAAAGCCCCATGTTAACTACTTGCTCTTTTGAGCGGTTGCTTCTGCTGTCGGAGTCGGTGTCGATGCGGTTGTCGGACGATACCCACCGTTAACAAGGAACAGTTCGTTGGTGTACTTGTTATAGTGAATTTCGTAGATACCCGTTCCGGCAAGGTTGCCGACAGTCACCGGCTCATTGTTGTAAGCCAGCAACGGTCTTGTATCCCCATTAGTCCCTATCAGTATCGGGAGTGTAGCAGTCGTGCCGGCAGGTATTGCCTGGCGGAGACTGACATAGAAACCGCCTACATAGCTTCTGTTACGGAACGCATGGTTAGGAAGTTCCAAAGTCACGTTCTCCGTGCCGACCGTTACGGCTACCGTAGGAAGGGTATTGAAATTAGCCCTTCCAATAGTAGGGAACAAGAAAGGAAATCCTGTAAAAAAGTTAGGCCACATAATTACCCCCTTTCTTACCGGAATTAACCCCAGTAGTTGTTACAACCACAACCGCCACGTCCATACATTGCATCACCGGCGTAAGCACCGAAAGCCGCAGCACGGAAACAGTCTGTGTTGATGGCTTGAATATTAGGGTAAACAACCGGAACGGTGTTAGGCATCTTGCATTTTATTCCATCGACATCGGACTGCAATGCCTGCAAGCCTGCTGCCAAAGGAGCAATCTGTTGTCCTACTGAACTCAGGATAGTAGCATTCTGGTTACGTTGGGAGATTTCAGCAGTCAAAGTGGCTTTTTCTGCTGTAAGAGCCGCAATCTTGTCCTGCAATGCCTGGTTCTGCATGGCGTCCAGCTTCGCAAGGATAGCATTGGTATTGGCGGTCGCACCGTCACGCAATGAAAGGGCATTCTGATTGGCTGTGTTGACAAGCGCGTTGGTCTGATTGCACATTGCAAGCTGGTTCTCATAGCCCATTGTGGTAATGGCGTTCTGAGTCTTGCAGCAGCAATCTGCAATCTGAGTAAGAACAGCCTGATTTCCGGACTGGAATGCGTTGATGATTTGCTGGCTTGACATGCCCACCTGATTGCCCACATTGGCGATAAGTCCCTGGATATTGCACAGGGCGCTCTGTAACTGTTGGGTAGAGCAGTTCAAAGAAGAAGCAAGCTGGTTGATGGCATTGCCATTGCCCTGAATGGCTGACATCAGGTATTCACGACCGACATCACCGTTAAGCTCAGCAGGCAGACCGCCACCATTGCCAAAGCGGTTGCCGAAGCCGTTGCCGCCCCAACAGAACCACAAAAGGATAATCCAGATGAACCACCACGAGCCGCCCCATTGGTCTTGGCTGCCACGTCCCTGGTTCAGTAAAGCGAGAAGTCCGGGGTCTACACCCTTGCTTCCCATCAAGTTGGGCAACATAGCCATGATGTCGAATTTGCTTCCGCCACCATTTCCGTTGTTCCCATCTTGATTGAAGACATACGTTCTTTCCATAGAGATTTATATTTTGTATTACGGTCAAAATCAACCGCATCACAAAAGTATAAATACCGATACTGCCATGAAATCAGTTGTTTCCCAACGCTTTCCTAATGTTTTCCCAATATATTCTCAACATTTTCCCACCTTCCATACGTTCCTGGAAATTGGAAATCATGTAGTTTATCGCGCGTTTGGTCTTGTGAATTTTAGGAGCTATCTGTGAAGGGTACATTCCCCTTTCGACAAGCAACTGTACAAGCAAATAGCGGGCGTCTACGGTTTCCGTATCCTTATCCGAAGATAGTATTCGGCTGGCGGGTATTTCGGTCTCCTGCGCCACGAGATTGATTGTTTCGGCAAAGATTTCTGACTTACACATAGTTTTTCTGAATTTTATATTTATCTTTGCCCTGCCACATAAAATATTTGATTATATACGAACAAAGCATAAGATACCGTGTTGAAGATATTAAAGCCTCCAACGTGCGGTGTCTTATGCTTTTTTCAAATTTTTATGTGGCAATAATTATTTGAACGTTGGGGGCTTTCTTTTTACTCTAAGCCCCGAAAGAGTGTCAGCTACAAGCCAACTTCTACATCGTTAATTTCTTTCTTACCATACAAATAGATTATAACTTATTCCTGCGCCTACGTACATTCCACTCGGATAACCATACCCAGTCTGCAACCCTAATCCCCAACGCTTTTTCTTCGGCTTGATGGGAACCGGATGGTAGATGTCATTTGTCACCGTCTGATAAACCGTCTTCGGATACACAGTCATACTATCCAGTCGCGGGTCTACATATCCGCTCACCACCGCACGATACAGGCTATCTTCATACACAACCTTTCTGCGATGAAGCAAGGTATCACCTATACGTACAGTGTCATTCGGCAATATCTGCCAAAAGACCGCTATCGGTGCGGAGATAAGAACTGTATCAAGTTTGACAACCGTCTGTATCTTTGTTTCGGTACGTATTTCTGCCGGCAAAGGCTCGAGCCGGCGGAACCACGCCGCCACACAAGCGATGGCCAGCAATACAACTAATAGCCAGGGTAGTTTTTTCATAACCTCAACAAATAATGATTTACAACCATACCCGCACATATCGCGACAGCTCCACACAGCAAGTCTATTTTGCTCCACTTGCCGTTATAGTAGTGGCAACGGTCGCTGTTCTCCTTGATAAAGAGCATCAGCAGTGCAGTGCTGCCACCGAATACTATGGCGGTGGATAGATAGACCACCGCACCTAAGATGTTATTTTTCATACCATAAATAATTAGTAAAACACTATACCGTAGCTCCATTGGCATCTACCCATGAAGAACCGTTCCACCATATAGGTTTACGCAGGGTCACATCAAAAAATTGAAAACCATTATCTGCATTGCCAGGACGTTGTGAAGTAACTCCTACATTTAAATATGGAATTGCGAGAAAATCAGTAAGCGGACTTTTTAAATTCCCACTCGTTGAGACCAAGACTCCCTGATTGTAAAAGAAATGCGGGTATAAAGTTTTGTCCGGTATATCGTCCTTTACAGGTTTCCACAGCAATACCGATGTCTTCATGCTCGACCAGGTAGAATCATGTTCACCGATTAATGCACAGTCTGAAAAATCCTGAAACGATAAGGTTTCAACGTCATTAACCGAACTGAATCCAACAACAACTTCTTTTTTCCCGTTAGGTGACTCTCTGTATACCTCAAACCCATAGTTCTTACCCGGGTTTATATAGAAATATGGCGTTTTCTCTTTATCACTATCGGTAATATCTATATTAAGAACACGTTTGGCAATAGGTATATTTTCTCCACACAACAGATATATTGTATATTTATAACTTCCATTTTCCCTATTATTAATAATATTACCGGTATCCCTTAATTCAATATTTCTTTTGTTAAAAGCGTCCATAACATACTGACGCATTCCTAATGTAGTCGTTCTATTATAATTATAATAACAGGCTTTATACCAATTTGTATCAACCAATGTTCCTCCTATTCTACAGTTGAGAAATACGCAATTCATATCCACAATATCAGTATTATTCAAAAACTCAGGCATTGTCATATCTCCGGCTTTATCCCATAACCCTCTAAAATAACAACCAATATATGTTACGCCTTGATTTTCACTTAATATCCTGCTATTCATATAAAAATAGCAGCCTATAAAGTTGGCTTGAATGAGACCTCCACTACCTTCAATTGTAACTCCGCTGATTTCCCAGTGACAGCCGGTAAAATTAGCTTTGATTTTTTGAGTTAATGTTATATTGCTTTGAATGCAATTAATGAAGTTAGTATACAGTCCTTCTCTGAATGTACCTAACTTATAATCAAAAGTCCTTTTTTCGTTATACCCTCTGAATTCATTTACCGAATTAAATATCCAAGCATCTCCCGCTAACTCTTGTCCCTCATTCATTTTGGATATAGTACCATCCCTTAACACCACATTTATAGCATCAAGCCGGTATGTTACATCTGAATAGGTGTCCTCCCATGAATAATAAATGACATTATGCCAACGCATGACATCAATATATCTATCAGCCAATGCCAGTATATAAGGAACCCGCCTTATATTCATATTATCCAAATGTACAGGAACCCCACTGATTATGACAGGAATTTGCCAATTACGGTATTTCGTATCGCTGCCTTTAGACATGATAAATCCTTCTTTGATTGAAAGCCCGATAGAAGAGTATGCCGATCTCCAATCATTTATTCCATCATTCATGTTTATGACAATATGGAAATCTATGAAAGAAGACATATTCATGTCAATCGACAATTCATTCAAAATCTTTGCATCTATGTCTTTGGTAAACAGATAAGTCTTCTTATTGGAACATCTTATACTGCGACATATCCGCACGATTGCATTAAATGCATCAGAGCTGTCTGTTTTACCGTCGTTGGACGCGCCAAACCATTCCGGCATTAAGTATTTGTTTTCTACATCCCCTTTGATATTCAACGCATTTAAAAAACGCCCCCCATTAAATTTTAGAATACACCCTTCAGGAATGCTTATCTCAGCGCCATCCAAATCAAAATCATACCTGATTTCGTATATAGTATCAGGCTGATTTATCATTTCCTGGGTAAGAATATTCTTTCCACCAACAATATTCCTACGCAATATCTTATACCCCTTGCCGCTGAATCTGTCAGGACTAAAAGGGCGGTCGGCAAATTTTAAAACACTTAAGTTTTCCCCTTTGTCTACAGACACAAGGTCTTCGTCATCCGCAAGACCGGAACTAATGAAACTCTTTAGGGCGTTAGGGGTGATAGAACCGTTTTCTCTGTCTTCTTGAAATGGAAACTGCTCATTACCCGTCAAAACGTCTCTTTTGGGGAGTTGTCCAATTTGTTGTCCTTTTTCTGTTTTCTCTTCCATACTACTATTTATTTTTACTTGCAAGCAATATCGGCTCTTCGTTAGCCAACAATAACGGAGTGCCATCCGACAATAATAAATACCCTTCGTCAGGAAATGGATGCGGCTTATTTCCGCCAGCACCGGGAAACCCTATGGTAAGTATGCTGATTACGGGAATGCCGATTATAGGAATGCTGATGTGAGGGATAGTGATTGGTTTCATAAGGCTATCCCTCTTTAATCATTTTCGCTTCTGACACTTTCGTAGCACTTCTTATTGTAATTTCCATACCTGCCGCTATGCCAATAAGACGAAATATCACATTGGAAGGGCCTAAGGCTTGATTGGCATTTGGGGAAAGCGGGATAGGATTCATGCCCTCGATATTGGCAAATACAGTCACCATTCCGCCCTTGTTCTTTATCTGTATGGTAACGGGATTACCGTCACTGACAAACGTTGCGTAATACGCTGTTTTGCCTTCTTCTTTTTGAAATGATAAAACTTCTGCTGCCATGATGTTTACTTTTTAGAGTTATTCAAATAGTTCACAATTCCCTGCACATGCAAGTCCACTATTGCCCGTTTGCCCTCTTCCGATAATAAGAAGCCAACATCTTCCTTATTGTCTTGGAATAGGTTCTCTGTAAGGACTGCCGGACACTTCGTGTGCTTCAAGATGTAGAACCCGCTTTCTTTATCCGCGTCACCGTCTGACATATCCTTGCGTATCTTCATGTCCGGCAAAAGTCGTCCGGCTACCGCATATAAGCTGTCAGCTAATTTATCGGCTTTCGTCTGACCTGCCGAAGTCCACGCTTCCCAACCACGTGCCTGCATCCATTCAGAGCCGCTTCCCGCTGCATTACAGTGGATAGATACGAGGATTGTGTCACTTGCCTTGTATTCGTTCGCCCTACGGCAACGCTCCGATAAGGGAACGTCTATTTCCTCTTTGACGATACGTTCTGCATCAACGCCTTGTTTGCGCAATGCCGCTTCCAAACGTATGGCAATCTCACGGGTATACGCATACTCTTTCAATCTTCCGTCCGGTGAACACTTGCCCGAAGTGTTACTTCCGTGCCCGTTGTCAATCAATATTTTCATTCTGCACATCCTCCTTGAAATATTTGTCATAAACTAAACGAGCCACCCATCCGGCAACAACACCGACACCGAATGATACAACAGTAGTCAGGTTCACCCAAAACGGTGTGTAGTGCATGTAAAGCATAACTCCCACGATGATAGCGATAACAATCGCTGCGATAATCAGTTTCTTTTTCATTTTGTTACTCCTTATTTATTCATGTTATTAAAAAATTCAACCTTAACCTCGTCTATAGCTGTTTTGATATTGGCATAGGCACGTGCATTATTGGCGCCGATAGGATTATAAATTTCCGACTCTATTATATCCGAAAACTTTTTGACCCAATCCGTAGACATAAACTCACTGAGCCTTTTCCCGCGATGAATAAAGTTGTCGAGTTCAATACTCCGCTTCTTGATTATGGCATTACAACGCGTTTCTATTTTCCGTCTCGTTTTCTGCTTATCATCAATATTATTCTCATCGCGCACATTGCGGACTAGCCGGCACAGTCTTTCACAATCAAGGTCAAAAAAGTTGTTACAAACCGAATTTATCTGCATTTGAGAAATAGGCTTCAATCCCTCGTTAATATCAGATAGAACCTCATTTTGTGCTTTGGTTTCCACGAGCAAATCATTTATCACCTTTTCCTGCCTGGTTATCACATTATCCACCAAATGTTTGAACCATTTGAATATAAAGAACCACATTACACCGCATATAACCAAAAAGAAACCTGCGGCAACAGCCATCATTCCGAAATCATTAATTCCCTTACTTGTTTGAAGGGCTGCATTTACAACTTCTGTACTCATCTTATCGTTATTTGTCAATTATTCATATCTTTGTGTCTCTTATCAAATAAGCGAACTACTGTCATTCCGTTTTGCTCGTGAGAGTAGGACGGGATTTTCATATCTTGCCGTAGTATCTGAACCATGCACCCCATTTGCGTTCTTTCAAGTAATTCGGATTATCCTGGTTGAGTTTGGCTTCCATTTCAAATGCGCTTGCACGGTAAGCATTTTTATTGACCTCTCCGTCCCCAATCTTGTTGTCTGTGAACAAGTGATACACGAAGCTTACAAACCATTCTGCCAAATAAAGAATGTAGTAGAATAGCGGGATAAGTAACAACCACCACGCACTGACATGGAATGCCAGCAATACGGACGGGATAGCCGCTATCTCCATGCACTCGAAGAACTGTTTCTGATGTATCCGTTCATGGCGTATGGTTGCTTCGGACAACTCTTTCAGTTTTGTAAGGATGAAGCCGAAGAACATGATTGTTGTGTAGTCGCCAAATAGGATAAGTTTGGCAAACCAGTTTTCATAAAATACTTTTACTCTCATAATCAAATAAGTTAAATTCAATTCTTATAATTACTTTCTTATATAATTATAGCTGTATAATTTACCATCAATTTTAAATTCAGTAAGCATCGTTGGAACGCTCGTTTCGTTGGCAATACAACGAGGAGCACACATACCTAATAGAACAGCATAATTACCGTAATTCGTGACAGAACCGTAAACATCAGGAATTACTTGCTCATTAAGAGGACAAACTTTAAAACCGCTATCTATTCCAGCTAATACAATTCTATATTCAAAACTTTCTATATATTTTGAAAAATATAGGGCTACTTGAAAATTTTGCGGGTCTCCAAAATAAGGCAACTCAATGTATTGCTGAAGAGTAATGGGGGTTAAATTATTCTCACCAACACAAGGATAAGGATAGCCAGCATAAAAAATGGCATTGCCGATATTAAGCAAATCAATATTTTTATTTCCAACAGCAAGATTACTAATAGATGTAGCTCCAATTTTAACCATATCTAACTATCACCATTTTTTAATATCAGGGTTTATATTTCCGCTCTAAATTCTTATCTCTCATATCAAGCATCTGTTATAGCATACATTGTATATTCGTTTTTAGTACCGATACTATCATATTCAGATTTAGTACGTTTAACAACTCTTTGAAGATTATCGGATACAAGAATATCTTCAATAAAAAGTCTATCATCACTTTTATCGTCATCAAATAAGTTTAATGCTATTGCTATTCGTTTAGAAACAGGCCCCTGAGAAGTATAATAACTAATATTAAATTCTATTTCATATCTTTCTTCATCAGTATAATAAGCATAAACAGAAGAAAGTTCTATACAATTTTTATAGCTTGAGTAACTATGTATATAATATTTAGTATGGTTATTGCAAATATCTATAATCATATTCTTAATAACATCAGTAGAACCAAATATTTTAACAACATGGTCATAAGCTTCTGTATCCCATATGTTTTTATTGATAGTTAACAAAGAACCATCGGCAACATCAATAACTTTGCCATAACCGATATTATCCACATACTCCTTCGTTGCTATATTCGCCACTATTCCCGCAGGGGTTTCAGTAGTTGGACTAACACTTTGGTCGCCTGGTGCATATGTATCAGTATGAAGAATAACTTTTGCTTCATGAGAAGCATAAAAGTGGTATTTGCCACCACCTCGTACAAAAACATAGCATGTATCAAAGTGGCTCAAATTACCTAAACCCCTCACAGGGTCTATATCTGCATGAACGAAATCTGATAAGTATATAGTAATATTGCTATCACGATTAACGCCCCAAGTATTCGGAGCAAATTCCCAAATTTTACGAGTAGAAAAACCTCTCTCATGTGTAGACCATGACGGTTTTGTACCGCTATCTAATGATACCAGCACTTCTACTCGTATGTTCATTCTTTCTCCAGCAGCAATCGTAACCGGATACCACGTATTTTCATCCAACCCAGAAGTGTCAATCTCTGTAAACTGCATCATGTAGCCAACACTACGAGCGCTTGAAATGCTGTCATCGACATACTTCTTATCAGGAACTTCCGTCCAATCCCCATTCTTACGACCGTATGCCTTTCCATCAGTTGGCGCTTCTTCTATGCCGCCTATCTTACCCTGGCTTACCCATTCACCGTTCACCCATGCGTAGTAATCATAAGGGGCTTCCGTACCTACAGCCATGAACCCGTCAACTGCCGAACCATCGGGAACAGCGGATTTCAAGGCTTCAAGGGTGGCGTATTCGCCGGCTACCTTAAATGACTTCCCAGGTTCGCCTTGTATACCTGGCTCGCCTTGTTCTCCTTTCAAAAATTCTAAAGGATAATTGACCACAGAAGCTTCACTGTTGCTTCCTGAAGGTTTTAATGCAGGCAATGACGTTACATCATCCGCTTTGTCCGCATTCGGTACTTCATTAACCCCTATGGAGTTAGCCATAAGGCGGGCAACTATTTCCTGATAATCCTGTTCTGTCCAAGCCATAATTATTCCTGTTTATCGGTTGCTTCTTCCGGTTGATTGTTGATAGCACGATTGAGCGCGTCAATGAAGAAAGGCGGGAGTCGGTTAGCTACCTGCTGTATAATCTTCACCTCTTTCTCGTCATATTCCGTTTCTCCCTCTGACTTGTATATTTTCTCTGCAAGCACAAAGGCGGCGATACCGAAGTTACTCTGCCATATTGCGTTCGCAAAATCTTCTCTATAATCTCTGTTTATGCAATGCTTACGCGCTACGTCCATTGCTACAAGCATCTTTTCAAAGTTTATCTTTTTCATAACGATTTAATTTAAATTTTAAATTCTTTCATTAGAACTCCACTTCTGTACAATCTTATTCCCTTCCCAGTTATTTCCGTTTCATATGAGTAGCCATCGGATTGGGTCGGACTACCTACATATATGCTTCCGGGCTGGATAAACACATTTTTAAAAGAGTCGTCTCCAAACATAGAAATCATGGCATGGTTACTTGTAGATGAGCTGAGGGTGAATACAGCCTCGTTTCTGTCATTATACATTTTTATTACCCCCTCATTACTACCAATACTTTCATTGTAATCGTCCCCTATAAATATGCGCCTATTCCCACCGGAATTATTAGTACTAAAAGAGCCTGATATATTTAAATTTCCATCTTTATTCCAATTAATATTCCCATTAGCAAGATGTCCGCTTCCATCGCTGTCTAATAAAATTTTATTATTTGCAATAGACACTTTTCCGTTAAATTCTCCGGTAGCCCCTTTCAACTCCCCGCTAAACTCTCCACCAATAGCCTTTATTGTCCCGTCTGCCTGAATAGACACATTCCCGTTGGCGGATATATCTCCGGTAAAGTATATATTTTGGGAAACCACGGAAATGTTATCAAGTGCCACATTGATTTCAGAACCTAATCCGTCCTTTTTGACATATAATTTAAGTTCCTCAGTAACTCCATTGATATCCAGTCCCAACTGCGTTACATCTTCCTCTATTTTTGTAACAGACAATTTGAGGTTTTCCGCTGTCTGCTCAATCTGCGAGAACCTTTGATTGTTGCTTTCCGAGAGTTCCTTTACTTCCAGCCTGATACTTTCCGCAGTCTGCTTTATTTCGGAACTTAATTTAGTATACAAATCCTCGAATGCGTTTTCGGTAAGAGCCAGCGAGTGTATGTATATATCCCCCGTAAACTTTAACTCGAAGTCGCCCGTTCCGTCCCATGTGCCGGAATACTCCTTCATTGCGTATTCCTCACCCGGTTCAAGACGTTCGGTGAAATGCAGGTTCTGACCGGGAAATCCTATTGCCAGCGTTCCGGCTGTAGCTACCCTATACCGGAAAGAGATAAAGAACTTCTTCGGTTCTTCCCCTTCCTCATAGGTAGGCTTATTGGCTAAATCAGCATTTGACTGTTTAATTCCGGAAGAAAGGATACGAAGCACGTTTCTATCCCCATCTCTGATAATGGCAGCCATAGCGTCCTTACGGGAATAGAACTCCCCATTCACTAATAAGAATTTTCCGTTTACAGTAAAGAAGCGAACATCGTTCTTTGTCTCCCAACCGTTCGTATTGCTTGCAAATGATGCATTGTACAGATAATTATCCTTTGCCTGCACCTCGTCAAGCACTTTGGAGATTTCAGAGTAAATCAAATCTTCCAGTATCTTGAATTGGGTCATAATGTTTATTCCCGTTTTCAAGATAAAGTCTCCCATGAACTTGTTGCCTTGCGGACTGATAACCGTCACTTCCTTGCCTGCTAAAGAATAGGAATCTATCCCGGCATACTGGTGGATACTCGGTGCATCATCGCCATACACGGACAAGGTGATTGCGTTCTGACGCTTCTTGTCTGTTCTGTTGCCGAGTTGTACAAGGCTATCGCCTTCCTGCGGTATGTCGCTGTTTGCGTCACAGTCCGTTTTGCTAAGGTCTATATAATCCTCGCCAACACCGACACATAAGCGCCAATAGTAACGGTTGGATACATTCTCATAGACACCCGGTTTGATATTGAACTCCTGGAAACGTATTTGGTCTCCTTCCTTGAACGGGTTTTCAACGGCTGTTTCTTTATCATCAACCAACAGATAGCATCGCCAAAAACCTCCATGTTCTTCTACTTTGCCGCATTTCATTCCGGCGGCAGTAAACATGTAGTTCCCGCCTGCATAAGAGAGTTTCTTTATCTCCAGTTCGGAGAACATCGCTTTGATACGCACAAAGAGTTCGTCCACTTCAATGTAGGATTTACCCGTCTTGCTGTCTACTTTAATAACAAAGCCTTCACCGAGAGCACCGGAAGAAAAGTTCATGGACTGGATGTAGTCTGAAAATAATCCGCCTAAGAACTTTATTAAATAGCTGGTTTGGTCAGGTTTGGTTTTATTCAAAAACAGCTTTTCTCCAAAGGCTTTAATGATTGATTCCACTTGTTGGGTAGTTAATCCTCCACCGCCTTGCCCGCCTACAATTGAGTCTATCTGATTCTGTATCTTTTCTAAAGTTCCTACCGCTTTGTCATTGCGAAGGGTAATATCATACGTTGGGATGAGAGCGTCTCCTTCCTTTATTGTAAGGCTGTCAATAATAATGCTCCCGTTGATGTTTAAGTCTTCATCCTCGAATAACATTAAATCACCTTCCTTTATACTGTCATGCAGTTCCGGGTGACGCGCCATAAATATTTCGTCTACTTTAGGCTCGTAAGTATATCTTACATAATCATTTTTTGCAAGATATTCTTTGGAAGCTGTTAGCAATCTTTGGGAAGCGGCTTTTATATACACATCCGGCATATCAATACCCAAAAGCACAAATTTATCTCCGGCTTTGATAGTAAAATCCTTATATGGGAAATAAAGATTCAGCCCTTCATCATAGACTCTGTTGCATGTCAAGACCCACATGTCACCTTGTTTTACGGGCTTGTCTGCATCTCCAAGTATTTCAAATTCACGCCCACCACACATTCCGCTTTTCATGGATATGGTGGCGGTTTCCCCTGTTAGATAATCGTTTATGTCAAATCCAATGTCTTTGAGATATATTTTGAACGGTGGGATGGTTTCCCCTTCTTCAAAGTAACCATCATCCGCGATTGGCGTATTATCCTTATTCACTGAATCGGAAGCGATTTCATCCAACGCTCCGGTAGCATTTACGATTATTCCCGCGTCTTTCAACTGCTGTGCCGTCATTCCTTCCATAGACGGATATATTTCCGGCAAAGAAGTATCGCTCCCGTCAAAGAAAACCGAACCTTCCCGAACTCCGATAATATCTATGTTTTTACTATCAAGGTATGGGTCAAGTGTCTTTTCTGGAAAATCAGGAAGCATCAAGTTTTTAACAGCCATATTATTGGGAACTAATGCTCCAGAAGGTCTTTTGTACTTTCTTGGAACATTGTCCGTCTCAATGCCTTTTTCTATCCGCATCTTTGCGCCTATGCGGACGTTGTCCTTGTCGGCTTCACTATTCAACAAAACGTAGCATTTCCCAAGAAAGCTACCTCTTCTTATTTTATAAGAATGCCCATTGATTGTCACATCATACAATGCTGTGTCGGATAGGAATTTCATATAAAAAGGAAGAGTCACAACAGCGCCGTCTATCAAATGTGTATTAGGGTCATATCCGTAAGATACATCCTCGATGGGAGCTTCGACAATAGGACTTCCATATGTTGTATAATAGTTGTACGGTAAGTTTTTGGTACCACCATATGCTCTTAGGCGGGTAATTATCTTCTGTGACGAGTCCGCGGTTTTTTGTATGGAGTACAGCCCTTTTCCCTTTCCATACCCGAACATGTTTCCTACTGCAATTCCGGCAGTGCCTATTGTTATCGTTCGCCCCCTTATGATAAAGTTTGCCTTAAACTCGCTATTTACTAAAGCGAGTGCGTCCCAAACGTTTATACTGCTTATTGATATGGATTTGTTAGCCTCATTAACATATTCGGGATGTACTGTAACCGTCCATTTTTGCTCTCCTTTATAGATACGGTCAAGGTTCACCTGTATTCTTTCTGCGAGAGCATTTATGCTTTCAGCGTAAAAACTGAATGTAGGTAGGGAAGAGTAGTGAATTAAGTTATCCTCTTTTACATAGTCCAGGAATTCGCATCTTGTCAGTTCATCTGCAAGAGAGTTGAAAACTACGTTCTCATATTTGAAAGCCTCTCCGTATGTATTTTTGGAGGCTTGCTTCAATTCAGTAGGGTCGTAGTTTATTTCAAATCTTTCTCCGCGATATATCAGATAGTCCCCGACTGTAAAATCAATCGGAGTGGGGGACGTAACGGTAATGTTAACGGAACAAGCTCCCATGAACTCCCCGTTATACTCTAACTTGTTAGCGACACATCGTTGCGTCTGCCCGTCTTTGCTGTATATTATAAACCGTCCCATTATGCCGTAAGAATAATTTGTGTTTTAGGGTCGGTTACCCGAAATGTAATGTTGAAAGTTACGACATCTCCCTCATCCGTCTTGCGGACAAAAAGGTCGGGTTTTATAGATTTAAAATAAACCCCCTGCCTGCCTATTTGGGTATAGGTGTCATAAACCTTTAACTCTGTTCCGTAACCGTCTTTTCCTATCAGATAGTCCAGGAAGGCGACAATCTTTTCATTGGCTGTTCCCATATCACCTTTATAGGCGAACTCTACTTCTATATCATAGGCTTGTACGTAGAGTTCTTCGGGGAAAAAGGTGTCTTCTCCGTCTTGGTCTATCCAGTCCCTTTTGGGCAAATCCTTAATATCTCCATATACAGTAAAAGGGAAGTCCTTGCACACAATCCCCCATTGGGATTTGGTGTCAATAACAGGACTCCCCAGCTTACTTTTCTGAAAATAGATACTGTAAGGCTTTGCCATGTGTTATTTTGAGTTTGTGTTGTAAAAACAAAAAGAGCCAATCAACGGCATGCCCGTTAATCAGCTCTTTGGCTTGTTATATCAATACTGCAAATATATGGTGTATTTTCTAAATAATCAAGTAAAAGGTTAGAAAATTGATATAGTTATCCGGCTTACATTATATTTGCAATAAATACTACCTTTCGGGTGATACGATTTTCATGTAGGGGTTCTTTACCCGCTTCTCTTTGAGCTTCCTTTCAAGTTTTTCCATCCTTTCGTACATCAGTTCAATATCTTCGGATAAGTGCAATAATTGAAGTTTGAGGAGTTTGTTCTCTTTCTGCAAGTTATGTATCTTTTCTTCCATGATGAATATTTGTTTTAGTCGTTATTTCTGCCATCTGCCCGCCAGCCGTATTGCTGACGGGGTATCATAACGTGATTTCGCTGGTCGAACCTCAACGTGCATCTATGCTTGTTTACGTGGCAATATGTTTTTGGGTATAGTTATATCCGTCCGCATAAATGCGGATAACACAAGTAGTTGTTAATATAATATTGATTAATTATTATTTAGCAAAGATACTATGCACCATTGCACGCCCTTTCTCCGTGAAAACCGTGTACGAGCTTGTACCGATGCTTCCGTCATTTCTCGTAAACTGATGCGTTCGCATTTTGGTGTAACCCTTACCCTGATACTTAGCTGTCAGCATCCACGTGCCCGATTGGTAGAACATCACCTTTCGCTATTTGAGTGCCTTGTGGAACTTGGCGGCATCCATCCCAACCTCTTTTGCAATCTGCGTGGACGTATAAGTGTTGACGGATTGCAGGACGTTATCCACGTACTGCACTTTCGGGGCTGCTTGGCGTAGTTGTTCTTCTTGTAATGCGTTCTGCTGTTCAAGACGCTTGTTTTCGGCTTGTAGGTTCTCAACCCTTTTCTGCAAAATTTGCTGGGAGCGCATAAGGATGTAATCGTCATTTTTGAGCAATGCTTCCCGTTTATTGAACTCATTGATGAACCTTTCTTTGAACTCGCCAGCTTTTGCACCTGTGTAGCCCATGACAAGGAAACTGAAACCGTCTTTAGTCATTTCATAAGCGGTTTGTTCCCGATTTCTTGCATCCTTGTAAGTGATGCGCTCAAAATTGAGCCGATTAAAATCTTCTGAACATGAGAGGCTTTCAATATCTCTCAATACATTCTTGTGTTCCTTTCCGAATACCTGTGCAACGATTAAAGAAGTGGTAACATCGTTGCCGTTGCTGTTTTGAAATACTAATTCTGCCATAATCTGTTAGCATTTTAAGATTATAAGAAATTATATGTGGCAACTTTATCAAAAAGAAAGCGGCTGCACTTTACGCTGCTAACAGATGGCGCATTCGCTATGAGAGCAAATACTATAATCTTACGTAAAGGCAACCGCCAATATCCAATAAGGGCATAAAAAAGCCCATGTATGAAATGAGCAACTTAACCGCTTGCTCTGCGTAACGAATGCAATCGTCATCTGTTAGCGCAACAAAGATAGATATAATCTTTGAAAGCGCAAACTTCTTATTAGAAAATCATTTTCTTTCATGTATTTTCTATGTTTTCGTGCAAATATATAGAAAATTGACCGGTTTGTCTAATTTAGTACATTATAAAAACAATAAACATGTTATATAACATGCTATATATAACGACAATGGATGTTAATAAAGGCGTATCTTTGCCATCCAAAGATTAAAGTATGGGTGTTTTCGATTTTTTGAAGAAGAAAGAATTAGAAAAAATTCAGAAGTTAGAAACTCTTAATCAAGAGCTTCGGGGGCAATTGATGACTAAAGAGTGGGATTATGATAGACTTCAAGAAAAGCTACAATTGAAAGAGAATGATTGTGAACAGCTTCGGGAAGAAAATCTTTTGTTAAATGAAAAAAAAACTTTATTTTCTAATTATGAAAATTTAGCTGATATAGAAAAAGAGAAAAATAAAATTTTATCTGATATACAAAGGAATAAAGAAATCTTCTATTCACATAAATTAAATTTAGAAGGTGAAATAGAAAAACTTAAAGAGGAAAGTGACTTGTTATCAAACGAAATATCCTCAAAAAAGTCAGAAATATTACAGTTGAATGATGTAATACTTTTGCAAGAATTTGGGCTATATGAACCCATATACGATTTTGCAACATCAGATGAATATAAGGAAAGACTTAAACTTGTTAGGGAGAAACAAAAAGAGTGTATTTGGAATGAAAGTGCTGCATTATGTAGCAAGGAATGGGCAATCAATGGAAGCTATTCCAAAGGAGATGTGTTCATTAAAAAAAGTATTAAACAAATTGTTAGAAGTTTCAACAATGAATGTGATGTGCTTATTAGTAAAGTCAAGTTTAATAATGCGGAAGCATACATTCACAAAATTATAAAATCCTACGACGATTTAAATAAGTTGCATGAACCAATGTGCGTACATATAACGCAATCATATTTAAATTTAAAAATAAAAGAATTGAGGCTTGCTTATGAATATGCTTTGAAGCGACAAGCGGAGAAGGAAGAACAACGTTCTATTAGAGAACAAATGAGGGAAGAAGCCAAGCTCATGGAAGAAATAGAAATGCGTAGGAAGGAAGTGGCTAAAGAATTGTCCCATTATAATAGGCAGGCTATACAAGTAGAAGAGTTATTGTTAAAGGCTCCAGAAGAAGATAAGCAACATTTAATAGAAAGGAAATCGTTTATTACAGATAGATTGAATGAATTAGACCGAGAAATAAAAGAGATGGATTACAGAGAAGCAAATAAAAGGGCTGGATATGTGTATGTAATTTCTAATATTGGTTCATTTGGGGAGGATGTATATAAGATAGGTATGACTCGAAGACTTGAGCCTATGGATAGAGTTGATGAACTTGGTAGCGCATCTGTGCCTTTTAAATTTGACGTGCATGCTATGATATTTTCAGAAGATGCTCCTAAATTAGAGGCTGCACTTCATCGTGCTTTCGACTCTAAAAAAGTAAACATGGTGAATAATAGAAAGGAATTCTTTAAAGTCACTTTAGAAGAAATAGAAAAAGTAGTAAAAGATAACTTTGAAAGAGCTGTTGAATTTATTTCAATTCCCAATGCGGAGCAATATAGGGAAACCTTGAAGATTATGTCATTAGATAAAAATAATTAATATTATGAATTTAGGTTGTTTGCTTTGGGTAATTGTAGGTCTGATTATCTTGTGGAATATTAGTCCGGGATTGGTTGTTGTATCCGTTTTAGGTGGCATAGTTGCTGCAATTGTGAAAATAAAAGGAAGCGATATTGATGAAGATAAAAAAAACTCAAAAGAAGATGATGACTATTTCCAGCCACAAGCAGGTTCATTCCCGAAATACAAAAGCGAGGAAAAATATGATAAAAGATTATATGAGGAAATTGAAGAAATTAAAGAAGTCCCACAAACAGAAAATGAAGGAGAAATACAAGAAAGTGTTTATTCGGAAGAAAAGTATGAACCAAAATACAAGTATTGTAATAATTTGACTTCAAGTACGGACAATATAGATTTAGAGGAGTGGGATAACCTGCCTTTATCAATGGATGAAATTTGTGGAACATGGAAATATAAAGATGTAAAACCTATTCGAACTGTTATTATAAATTCTAATATGACCTATTCAGACTCTATAACAACAAAGAAAAAGAGTTATCCCTTTATTGTAGAAGGGAACCATATCTGTTTTTATGGAGAAGATGGGAAACTACTTTCATCATGGAAAATCATAGAACTATCAAAAAACAATGTTTTACATGTTATATTAAAGCATTATTTTTCCGGTGATATGTTCAAATCTTTAAATCGCCCATTTGATATATATTTAGAAAAAATGGGAGATAGTCTTTTGTGATAAGTCGATTACTATACCATCAAGTCAAGCGGAGTTTCTCCGCTTTTCTTGTTTTGTGGCATATGAATTATAATTAATCGGATTTGTTAAAAAGCTGATTTATCGGATATTTATTTGTTTATTTGTTTGTTCTTTCGTTCGTTCTTTCTATATTTGTGCATTAATATAACACAAATGGGCAATTGGAGCGAAAGACAAGAAGTAAAGAAAGAGGGCAAGGAAAAAGAGAAAATAAGCCGAGAGACGCTTGGAAAGTTCTTTTATGATTTGGCAAAAACATCATTTGCTGCAATGGTAGCAGGTGGGGCTGTGTCATTTTTCACAAGTTCAAACAATGAGTTATATTGGCTTTTGCTTTTGATTGGAGCTTTTTCAACAATAGTATTTGCTTATATTGGTTATAAAGTGATAAGGAGGTAATTATGGAAGGTCTATTAATCGTTTTAGGAGGTTCTGGGGCTTTAGCCCTTTTATTTGCTCTTTGGCTGAATACTCGAAAAGGCAAGAAGTGGCTTGCAAGCTTATAAATTGACTATTATTTAGGTAAAACAATAAAGCCAGACATTAAGCCTGGCTTTTTCTTTGCATGACATCCCCATCGGTTTCCACAATACAATCTTCTCCATGAATGTAAACATATACCGATGCTATATCCTTTTGGATAACATTTACTTTTGCCCGGTCGTACACGTTAATGAATACCTTGCAATACTGTGAACAGTCAATGGTTACTTCGCTGTCATGGCGCACGTAAATATCACATACGGAAAAGCCATCAAATAGGAGAGTACCTTTACAATTTCCGTTCAAAACAGAAATTTGTGACATGTTGCGTTTCTGCACATCTTCATCCACAAAAATATTATTCTTGTGGAGAAGGTCTTTGTCGAAGTGTTCTTTTATGAAAGTGTTGGTAGGGTAATTGTGCTTAATGGCAAAATCAATCCCATGCAGATACTTGTCAATTAATCCTTGTTGGGTAGGATTCCCCCATGCGTGTTGCCACGGTTGGCATAAACCAAACGTAATAGCTTGGTTCAGTAATGTTTTGCTTAAATCCTTTTCGTTCATAACATATTATATTTTGATTTTTCTACCACTTCTGTCTATTACTATACTTAGCATATCTCTAACTTCTTGTACTAAAGCAACGTTTGCTTCGGTATTTTGGGCACTTCTTAACGTATTATTGGCTATCGCCCTCAATTGAGTAAGTTGTTGTTCGGCTATAACATTATATTTCGGAAGAATCTCGTTTCCCCACTTTTCAAGCAAAGCGCGTTTTACACTTACATCTGCACGAATACCGTTTATGTAAGAAGCTAAAATATTGGCGGTTTCTTCTGTAATGTTTTCTTGTATCCCTTTGGAAAGAGTGTTTGAAGCGCTTGTCTCTTCAAGGCTTATTCCCATTTTTTTTGCAGCAGCATTTAGATAATCCCATATTTTCTTTGAGTCTGATATTGTCCCTCGAAGGCTTCCAAGTTGCTGCATTAGTCCGGTAGCCTCTTGTTCCGTCAGATTTGTACCCCCAGCGGAACTGTCTGTAAATATACCTTTATCTCCAAACAGATAATCTCTTAGCTTATTCATGGCAGGTTTTATGACATTCAGAGAAATCATCTCCTTTATGACATTGCGCATTATATCAGCCACCGTATCATCAAAAGCCTTTGCTGCATCTTCTCCGTTGGCGAACGCATTGACTAACGCTTCTGATATTTGGTCTGACCATCCCTTTAAGTCTATACCGAATTGTTCGCTTGCCAAATCTTCATAGAAATACTTGATTTGCTCGCCTAACTCGATATACTGCTGCTTGTAGTCCTCTATTTTAGAAGCATCCGAATCTTTCTTGTCTTGTTCCGCCTTCATTTGCTTTTGCACCTCTTCTTGTTGCTTTTGAAGATTTGCAATCATCTCTTTGGATTGACTTTGGGTAACAGCACCCAATTGCCGTTCTATGACAGATTGAAGGTTCTTATAGTCGTTGGAAAGCTTTTTCACTTCCAGTTGCGAACGTTGGATTGCTTTATCCAGCTTCTTGTCATGGGCTTTGGCTATGCTTCCTATTATTCCGGTAATACCGCTGACTACACCTGTAGCCCCTTGCATGATAGCCATCGGATTGCCGGAAGATATACCAGCGAAAAGGGTAGCTCCGCTTTGAGCTGTATTCAATAATCCACCCGCAACTTCTTGTACAGCGCTTAGAGTGTCTCCCATACTATCATTCCCTAAGGCATCAAATGCTGACCCTAAATCTCCCAAAGTGCCGATAAGAAGATTAGCCATGTCGACAATATCTCCAAAGCCTACTTGAACTTTATCGGAAGCCTCATTTTGTTCATCCTGCGCATCTGTTACTTCTTTTTCCGCATCTGCCAACGTTTTTAATTTTGGAGTTAATTTATCGACGACTTTAGCCTGATAAGATAAGCCGCCATCCGTTTTCTTGGTTTCCGTATGGCTCGTTTCAGAAACACCAGTAGTAACTTCACCGCCATCCTGGATAAACCCAAGTTCTTTTTGAGCCTTTTTCAGTTTTTCAGTGGCTTCCGCATACTCTTTTATTCCGTCTGATAATGTCTTGAAAGGGTTTCTGCTTTCACTTTCGTCACGTAGCTTTTTTAATACATTGACAAGCTCTTTAAACTCGTTGACTTTTAGACTTTGCCCGGTCGTATTTTTAAACTCTTCCAGGTTCTTGATTAGCCTGCTAAGAGTTGCAGAAGAAAGTCTGTCAAGGTCGTCAAAGGTCTTAGCCCAGTCTTCCGAACTCTTGAATTGTTCAAATTTGGTAGATGCAGCATCTTCGCTCGCTTTCTTTTTCCTTTGTGCTATAAGTCTGTCGGTCGCTTCTTCGCCTAATTGACCTCTTTGGCTTTCAATATCTGCCAAGTCCTTTTGAAGATTGCGCTCAATATCCTTTATTTTTTGGGCATAATCTTTATAATCCTCAATCATGCCTAAAAGGTTTTCAAGGCTTTCTGAACGCATTTTCTTACTTTCCTCGTTGATTGATTGGTATAGTTTCAGAATTACTCCTTCTCCAAACTGCTTCTTTACATCATCCTCTTTCATGGCAAGGACATCTGTAACGGAGAATTTACTTCCTGTATTTTCAAGCGCTTTGGAAAGTTGGTTGCGCAAATCATCTACTACACTTTTGAATGAGACCTCTCCGCCGAAAGCGATGTTCATGGAAAGAGATTTGTTGCCGGAAGCATTGAATAGCTTCTTATATAAATCCCACTTTTCTCCGGTTTGGGAAACGTACTTTTCTATCTCCTTTAAGGCATTATCAACTTCCTTCTTCGCATTGTCAATTCCCGCCTTGTCAATCTTGACGCCAAGAGAAATGTATAAATCTTCTTGCTTCTCTTTACTGCGGTCTAACTGTCCTTGAATGTATTTGTAAGCTTTGCTTGGGTTGTTCAAATCTAAATTAACACCCTTCTCATCAAAAACAGATGAAAACTCGGATATGCCTTTTACTCTTTGGGTAGCCGCTTCATCTCCTTCTATCTTTCTCCATTTCTCATAGCTGGAAACGGCTTTGTCTATGAGGTCGGTACGGGCTTTCCATTGTTCAGCGATAGGGTCTTTTTCGCTTCCGGATGATTTTTCCAATCCTCCTAAAGCCTTATAAATTTTCCTTGTAACTTCAAGTTCCTTATTGTAGGATGCCAGTTGCTTTTCTGAATATTTATTTCCAGATGCAAACGCTTTTGTTTTTTTCTCCAGGTCACTGATATTACCGGAAAGCATTTCCATGTATTCTTCATAAGAGGTTCCTTCTTTCGGCTTTATGGCATCCATATCTCCTGCAAGTTTATTTGCCTCTTTTTCCCAATCAGCCAAAGGCTTGCTTATGTCTATTTTATTCATGGAATGATAAGATTGCCTTGCTGTGTCTATAATGTTGGCTAAGTCCAAGCTTTGCTTCTCCAGTTCCAATAGTCTGTTTCTTGCTTTAGTGATGTCTTCCGGCTTGTATTTTGCGAAAGACAACTCTTTTCCGTTCTCATCAAATCTTCTATATCCCCCTTCCCTGATAATACTGGCAAGTTTTTCCCTTTCGGAATCAATGCTTTGCTTTTGTATTTGAGCGTTTGCCATTGTTCCGATAAACTGTTTCTTGTATAAATCTTTCTGTTCTTGTGATAATTTTCGCATCTTATCAACAGAAAGAGATATTGCTACTCCGTATTTATCCGTTTGAGTAACTGCATCTTTGAATGTATTGGCGAGATTTTTTGTAATTCGCCCTAATTCTCGACTTTCTTCTGTACTTTTATTGGCTTTTTTGCTAAGGGTCTCGTATCGGTCAATAAGGCTGTCGACGGCTTTATTCCCTTGCATCTTATCGTTCGTATCGGCAATCGTCTTATTTAAGTCTGTAATAACCTCTGTTGTTGTTTTTGCTTCTTCTCTGAACGCATAAAACAGTGCTACAATTCCAGATAAAGCCCCTAATAATAAACCTAATGGGTTAGCCTTTGTCACTAATCCAAGTAGCGCGATAGCGTCTTTTAGACTTCTAACACTTGCAGTTAATGATATGAAAGTTTTTATTAGTTTGAGGTTTACTGAAGATGCTAATAGAGCCATTGTTTTATAAGTACCAAATGAGGCTATTATTGGAATGATTACTTTAGCAAAATCTTTCCAATGTTTCATTAAATCAGTGAGCAGCTCTAAGCTATCTGAAAGTACACCGCTATTGCCTTCCGCAATGTCAGCCATCATAACATCCCAAGCGTCCTGCAAGTTGCTCCATTTGCCAGCAAGGCTTTCCGCAAGGGCTTCCTGCATGTTGTAGAATTTGCCGCCTTCATCGGTCAGCTCCCAAAGGACATCCTTCACCATGCCGAAGCTGACCTCTTTCCGGCTGATTTTATCGAATACGTCTCCGGCGGAAGTTACCACTCCCGTAAGCTTAGTAAACCGTTTCGCCAACTCGTCCACCAACGGAATACCAGCCTCGGTAAACTGCCTCAATTCCTGCCCACGGAGAAAAGCTGCACTGCGCACCTGCCCGTACGCCAATATGATACGTCCCATATCGACACCCACACCTGCGGAAATGTCGGCAAGTCGTTTGGTCGTATCGTAAAGCTCTTCATACGGAATGCTGTATGCGGACAATTGTTTGGTGTATGAAGCCAGTTCTTTGAACTGAAACGGAGAGACAACCGCCAAATCCTTAATGCGATTGAATATGGTTTCCGCCTTCATACTGTCTCCAAGAATGGAGGTAAGGGCAATGCGTTGTTTCTGAAACTCTCCGCCAATGGTATATAATCCCCTTACAAAACGCTCTAAAGTGTATATGGAATACACATTGGCGATTTGATTTTTCAGTTCTCCGGCTATCCGTGATTGAGAAGACATTGTAGTGTTTGTCCTCTTCATTGCCGCATTGTGCGTATCGGAAGCCTTTGCAGCCTGCATTCGGGCAATCCTAAGCTGTTCAAGGGCTTTTTGTGAGTTAACGTAAGCATCTGCACGGATTATCTGCGAAACTCCCCTCATGGCTCTTAGTTCGCTTGCATCAACGCCATGTCCTTTAAAAGCTTCCTTGAGTTTTTTAATACTTTCGCTATCTACATCCAGCTTTACCTTGTAGGTCTTGTTTTTCAGCAAGGCTTCTACCTTGTCTTCAATCTCCTTTATATCTACTTTTAATCCAACCTTTGCACTGGTCGTGACGTGCATATTCACAAGTTTTTTCTTGATAGCTTCGTACTCTTGTTCTGTATAATCTTTCAAGTGAACGCCAAAATTCAAATTTCCGAGGTCTGCCATATTTATTCTTGTTTTGTATCTTGGGGGATAGCGTTAATACCGTTTACTATAAAATCATTGAGGGAAAGTCTTTGTCCTTTCATTTCCCGCTCTTTTCTCTTTTCTTCCCACTTCCTTTTTAAATCTTCCATCTCTTTGGCCGTGTGCGTTTTTTGTTCTGTGTCTGCTTTGTCATGCACTACAATCGGAGCATCGCACATCAGAAGTTCGTATTGAGCGCAGGTCAATACCCAATCCATATACCAATTAGGGATATTAATCATTCCCCAAAGAAGAATTAACGGACGTGTCAGCTCCGGATGTTTTTCTCCGTTTGCAAATGCTGCTCCTGCCGAAGTTCTTGAAGGATACGTTCTGCTTCCTTTCTCGTCATCGTCATTATCGTGTCTCTCATTCCGGTCAAGAACATGGTAGCATTCAAGTATTCCAGTTTCTGCAATTCCACTTTTTTTTTACCGATAACAACAATATCGGTTAACTCTGTGTCTGTGTATTTTTTCCATAGCATCCGCCAATATATCCAATGGAAAAGTCTTATCTTCCACCAATTATTCAGAATAATGAGAGAGGCACATTTAGCAGTAACTTCATCCTCGCTTTTGCAGGAATGTAAGACATGGGTTAATTTTCGTATTGTGCCGCGGTGCAGCCATTTTATACCGAACTTTTTTCCTCTTATCGTAATATAATCTATGCTGTTCTCCAGCACGTCGTCAAGCGTTTTCTGCTCTGCTGTGGTAGGTTGGTTTATTGTTTTATCGTTCATATTGTGTTATTGTGATGTGTGAAAAAGGAGAAGGCGGCGGCAATAACGCACACCGCCATATTTTTAAATCAAAGAACCGTCCTGGGTAACTTCCACCGCACTGAACTCATTGGCGGTGAATATGCTGACCGTAGCAGTCCTTTTTGCTCCGCTATTCTCGTCGACTTTGACCGTCACCACTTTCCCGCTAACCGAGGTTTTGCACCATGTTTCCGTTGATGAAGCAGAGACAGAGCTTTCCTTGGTTGTTGCGGTAATGGTTTTCCCTGTATTATCTGCCGCGCTGGTAAAAGACAGGGAAGCTGGAGCTACGGTCAGTCGGCTTTTTTTGTCAAGAAAGCGATATTATCTTCGGAAGAGGAGTCGGACGAAGCACCTTCTTCAAGTTCAATAGTTCCGCTAAGCGCAAAAGCGAATGGGGTAGTGGACGCATTCTCAAACAAGGGGCGTGCGTAAACGGCCATTCTTTTTACAAGCAGACATTTTTCTCCGTCGTCACTTATAAGCGCAAATCCTACGTTCAGTTTCTTGCTGTTTAGCACAGCAGAGAATCCCTTGAATTGCTGGTTGTTGATAGTCGCTTGCGCTATTTCAGTGGTTTTCCCAAGAAAATATTCTACCAATTCCTTGCTTACACTTGGAACGGTAGCAGCGAAAGTAATATCTCCTGCTGTACTGGTGACAGCCCAATCCGCTTGTAGACCGTGCACCTTTGTACGGTTTAATGTCGGTTCTGCTTGGGACAAGGAAAGGGTATCTACGGTAACGGGCAAATCAAAATCCGGAGTTACCGTGGCAAAATTTGCAATGCCACCCTTTACCAACATAATGGATGAAAGACCGCTAAATACATCTTTCAATTCCTGCTTTGTTTTCATTGCCATAATAAATAGTTTTAATCGTTTTATTTTATGTTTATTTTATCACAAGGTCGGTCCTTATCAATGTTGCGCTGAACCCTAATCCATCATTTCCTTTCAAGGTCAATTTGGGGTTTGAGGCACTTATGAAATTGTCGCTGATAGGGAATAGGGAAAGAATATCTCCTACAATAGTGTCCATTTGTTCCAAGTCTTCCGCACCTCCCTTTTTCTGTCTGACATACACTTCAATGGTGCAATAGGTACGGATATTTCCAAATCCGCTGCCATAGGTCATGGAAGACAACAAGCCGGGCAATGACACCACAATGAAATAATCCATTTGCTTAGGCACAGCAGCGGGACGGTCATTTGTGAACACATTCTCACTTACCGTCTTTGCTGCGTCAAACAATGATTTAAGCGCGTCTTTGTATTTAAAATCCTGTTCGTACCCCATATCATTTCATTGGTTTAAAGGTCATTTTAGCAATGCTTTCTGCGTAATCAAATGTATCTGACAATACATTTAACCCCTTCTTTGACTCCAAGTAGTTAGAATATTCCGTACCTGTACACATCACTAATCCTATGCCGTCACTTGGAGTTTTATATGCTTTGAGGAAATTTACAGAAGTGGTTAAACCGTACTCCCCGTTGGTGTCAATCAAGTTGTATTTTTTTATGGGAATAAACTTACCACTTTCATAACTTTGGACCATTATCACGCCAATACCGTCTCCTCTGCTAAGCTTGGGGCGGGTGGGATTTTTTAATCCTTGTGTCACAACGGCGGTAATTATACGAGATAATCCACCTCTATAATAAATTCCAACAGCTAATGAAGTTAGAGTATTTCCGGTTACATTATGGTACTTGGCTGATACTACTCCGTCTTGCAGAAGTCTGATTCCGATTTCTGTTATTCTATCCAGCAAATATTCATCAATGATATTTCTCATCTTTTTTTTGCCTTCTTCCAAGACTTTAGCGTTATCTCCCATTTCCCTAATTCTTAGCCAGATTGAAATACAGCGTTGTTCCCATTTCCGTAGGGTAACAATCCGTTACTACGCATGATTCAAAACTTCCTCCGTAATCGGTAACATCCACAAGGTCTCCCGCAATGATACCCTTCACAAGTCCAGGAATGTCTATTGCATAATCACTCTTTATGACATTACTTTTTGTAAATGTCCTAAGACTTGTGCTTCCGTACTTGTTGCATTTCCCTACATACAATACGGTCTCGTTCCCTTCGTCAAAAGATGTTTCTCCGGAAATACGATACACTTTGCATGTATGCGGAAAACGTGGATTATTTACTTTCATAGCGGATACCTTTTATTCATGTTCATACCCAAGTTGACAATTCTGACAGATGATTTACGGACGTTCTCTCCATACAATGCGTATATGTCATTTGCCATTTGCCGAAGGTTACGTTTGTCATAGGCAGAGCTTTGTGTACCACCCTCCTTGTGCTTCCATACACCGTTGGCATCCTCTACGCTTCCAGTTACGCTCGGTGTACTTGCGCACCACATATAAAGGTCTGCCCGGCACAAGTCTTTCTGGCGTTTTTCCAACGTGCTGACATCCGTCCCCGGTGCAATTCCCCTGTCAATCAGTATGGTGGAAATAGCACTGTCCGTAACTTCAAAACCGACACAACCACGGAGATATTCCTCTATGGTAGTGCCAGTATTTGTATTTTGAGAATCCTTCATGGTTATTTACCTTTAATGTTCAAGTAGTAGAACCAGCGAACCTTATTAGGAACAACCAATCCGGTCACTTCTGATTTGATTACCTGCGTCATGGTTTCATCATTGAATACCTGACGTATCAGAGTGCGGCCGCCGTCATACAATGCCGTACGGGCGCCCGGTGTTTCCATGAAAATAGGACGTCCGCATTGTACATCACCCAGGTCTTCATTTGGAACATACGCCAATACCCCCTCTTCAAAGCTTTGCAAATTCTTGTATTGTATAGCTTTGGAAGATTTGTCATATTTTTCCACTACGGATATTGAATCGACAATTCTGATTTCAGCACCGATACGCGCTTCAATGAAAGCTTTGATTGTTTCGTCGGGGACAAGATTGGCAAATGCCAACTGCATGCCTTTATCGGAAATATCCGGGCGTGTCGCAACTGTGTACATTTGGCGGAAATACGGAAGGTTAATCAAATCCTCAAAGGTCGTCTTGGAGCATTCCCAGTGACCAGCAGGCGCAAAATCCTTTTCTTGGGAATCGCGTCTGACTTGCCTCATGACTTTTATCGGGTCTATTGTAGTACCCAAAGCTTCTTCCTGCACCGCTTCGCTTTCCGGCTTCTTATACCAGATAGAATCCTTGATATTCTTTTTAGGCACGCCGAAATCTATAGTCAATGCAATACCAAGCGGGTTGTTAGCTGCGTCAATGATTAGCTTACCTTTGTTGGATACAACCTGATTTCGCTGGTATAGGAATGTATTGTAGTTACCACCAAGTAAGCTGTCCACTCCATTAAACAGAAGCTCCATTATTGTAGACTCAATTTCCGGAGTGGTACTGCCAATGGCATCCATCAGCATCATTTTTTCTCTTAGGATTTTGCGGCTCAGTACAATCTCATGCTTGAAGGTTGGCAATCCACCCATTTGCAGGGACATTCCGTCTGTAGATTTGGTTGCACCATCACTGTCAATATCCACATAGGTAGCCAGCGTGTATGCACGGACTGTTGCTTCTATCTGCTCATATGTGGGATTCAGAGGAATATTAGGATTTAACGGGAAACCCATTTGGGAGAACGTTTGTTCCGCATTGTATTTTTCGGCAAACATGTCATTAATCCATGCTTCCAGCGGTTTATTCCCAGTATACCCCAATGCTGCAAGACCTTTCCCTACAATGTCGTAAAATTCTTTGTTTCTTGTGTACATATTATTCTCCTTTCTTTATTCGTCAGATTCACGCACAAATTCAATCATAGGCAGCTGTGCTTCTACCGATTTGGGAATGCCACCACCGAACACCCTGTCTGCATAAATTCTGCCTGCGCGTACAACTGCGCATGTTGCAAGGATACAGCCTTCAGGGATACATACGTCTTCAAATACAAGGCCGTTGACATCGGTTAGCTTTCCGCCGGCGGGAACTCCTTTGACAGTTTCCTCAATATCTCCCGTTACTCCGGTATTTCCTGGAATAAACATGTATGCGTAAAGTTGGGCAGCGGTTTTTTGCGTGAAAGTCACAGTAGCCCCATTACGTTTTACATCCCATTCTGCAAAAGAAGATTTTGCTCCTTCGATTTTGGTAGCTACCAGTTCTGGGGTACTTTCTGATGCGCTTGTTACGGCAACCGAATAGCTTTCCCCGCCTAACACAATAGACAAATCCCCGTTTCCGGATGCCTTTTTAGTGATAGTAAGCGTCACTACTGCCTTTGCACCAGTCACTCCATCTGCTGTAATTACCTCTACCTGTTTGCCTGCTCCATTGAATTTTACCATTGTGCCGGCATGTATAATATCACCAGGCTTTAATCCCATTCCGGCGACATCAATCATACCACCACCCTGATATAATTCTCTTACTCTTGACCAAACAGGAAAATTTCCGCCAAATCCCGACCGGGATTGACTGATAGTGTTGAAAGTTCCTAATTGTCTCATTCTTTGTCTGTTTTAATGTGTTTATTGTTTTCGAGGAAGTTTTCCTTGCGCTCTTAGCCGGTCTTTGAATGCTTCACGACGGCTTTTTGCCTGTTCTTCTCCGGTTTCTGCATACTGGTTGATACTCGGGGAAGCGCCATTTCCGAAAATAGCCTTGTATCTTTTTTCATAATTGCGTTTGGCGCAACTGACAATTTCTTCCACTTCCATATCTTTGGTGATTTTCACGTCAGATATGGCAATATTCAGGATTTCATCGTTACAGATATTTTTGCCCCCGTTTTCAATTTGAGATTTCAACAAGTCCATAGACTGGACTTTTAAGTCATGGATTGACGCGGTGTTTTTCTCCGCCTCCCTCTCTTCCTTCAAAAGCAAAATCTCATTTTCCATTTCCTTTAGCTTGTCGGCAAGGACGTTATCTCCTGCTCCTTCTCCTGAGTCAGGAGAACTCTTTTGAGGTTTGTAGTTTTTCTTAAAACTCTCAACTTGTGTTGCGACATCGTGATTGTACTGCCCTTGCATTCCTTGAAGAAAAGATGTCGCTTTGCTATAATAAGCGTCATCAGGCTCCATTCCTTCTGCTACCGGATTCAATTCTATGTACTTCATTAATGTCTGTGACGAAAGACTGGTTTGTCCTAATCTGGTCGTCAGTTCGGATAAGATTTGTTCTTTCTCCATCGTGTTTATTTAGTTTGTGTTATAAAAAAAAGAGCCTATCAGTGCTTTGTGCACTAATAAGCTCTTAGGCTTGCATATGTAAAATTGCTATTCTTCTATTCTGACGCTGATAAAATTACGACATCTTCGGCATACAGTCCTAAACAATACGCTACCGTGTATTATTTTTACATCGGTCAACTTTTGCCCGCACACCGGACATGTTACAAAATTTCCTTTTTCGCTGGTCTGTTTTTCATCCAGCTTAGCGTCTATCTTTATCATATCACATGATTTAGTATTGCAAATATATAGTATATTTTCTAAAATGCAATGTTTTATGTGTATTTTTATATGAGAAATATTAGAAAATTTATAATAAATCGTATATTTGCATTATATATAACTCATAGAGCTGTGATTCAAGCCGGAGTGTGCGGATTTATACTGCATACGCCGGCTTATTTTTTTATGGAACACGACAAGATTGTATATACGAAAAAGGGGGAGGGTGTATTCAGTTATGAATACATAGACAGGTTGCGTAATTTGAAAAATGATTTCAATGTTATAGCTCAATCCGGCGGGCAGGAGAACTCATTAGCTTCCGATGCCGACATTGTTATTATGGGAGGAAATCGTGGCGGTTCAAAAACATTTACTTTATTAATGGAATCCTTGCCAGACATTAAAAATCCACGTTTTAATGCCGTTCTTCTGCGTAACGAGAAAGATGACCTTAGAGATATGATTAACACGTCGTATCTTATTTACTCCCAATTTGGAACTTATAACCGTTCTATATCGGATATGACTTGGAATTTTGGAGAAAACGCGGGAAAACTGTGGTTTTCTTATTTTGCTGATAATTTTGAGGATTTCAAGAAGCGCTTTCAAGGTAAACAGTTCTGTTATATCGGTATAGACGAAATAACCCATTGTTCTTATGACAAGTTTAAATACCTTATCACTTGCAACCGTAACGCTTATGGTATTAAAAACCGTTTTTGGGGTACTTGTAATCCGGATCCGGATAGCTGGGTGCGCGTTTTTATAGATTGGTGGATAGGAGAGGATGGGAATCCTATACCAGAACGCGATGGAAAGAAAAGATATTGTTTTATGGATGGAGATTCTCCCAATAATATATTTTGGGGAGACACGCCAGAAGAGGTATATGAACAATGTAAATCCATCATAGACCCTCTTTGGAATGATGCTTACAAAAAATTGGGATTTAATAAGAAAACAATGTTTGTCAAGTCAGTCGTCTTTATACGGGCACGTTTGGAGGATAATATCAAATTGATTGAGGCTGACTCAAATTATGCGGCTAATCTTGCCCAGCAGGATGAAGAATCCCGCGCTCGCGACCTCGAAGGAAATTGGAATTTTAAAGCGGCTGGAGACGATATTCTTAAAATCGAACACATGGAGCGTTTCTTCAACAACTCCGCCCAATATGGAGATAATAAGCGCAGGGTATCATGTGATATTGCGTATGAAGGCGGAGACAATCTTGTTCTATGGTTTTGGATTGGGAACCATATCGAGGACGTATATGTAAGCCGGGATAACTCCAAGCGGACGGAAGAGTGCGTCGCATATAAGTTGCGTGAATGGGGAGTCCTGGAGAAAGACTTTGTTTTTGACTTGAATGGACCTGGACAGGATTTTAAGGGCAAATTCCCAGACGCGGTCAAGTTTAATAATATGGCAGCTCCAATTCCGATGGCAAAGGCTGATGAAAAGTCAATCAAATATATTTATTCTTCCTTGAAATCACAATGCGCTGATATGCTCGTTAAGAAGATTAAGAATGATGAAATTTCGATTAACCCCGATTTGTTGTCGCGTAAGTTTTCAGGAAACGGATATTCAGATATGACACTTTATAATATCCTGATGAAAGAACGCAAAGCCATCCGGGATGCAGACACAGATAAAGGCTTCTCTTTAATTAAAAAGGAAGTGATGAAAAAGTACGTCGGCCATTCTCCCGACTTTATAGAGGCTATGATTTACAGACAGATTTTTGATATAAGAAAACAACACACTAAACCAAAAGGATTATGGAGAATATAAGTACACGACAGATTATGGTACGCCGCCCGTTTCGGAGAATATTGCCAAATGGATACAAACAAGCAGTAGGGGTTATATCTGGCAGCTTGTCCGTTAATGAGCCTTTAGACAATCCGACATATCAGATAATAACTCAAATGGATTTTTTGAGGGAATTTGAGCCTTCCGGACATGCTATAAATGACCCATTGGTATATCCGGACAGATTAAGACAAGACCCTGAAACAAAAGAGTGGTTTAGAGAGTCCGTTATCAGATGTGCTTTTGCGTTTCAGAGGATTATAACAATCAAACACCTGGTTCATCTTTGTGGAAACGACATTCAATTTGAGCTGGAAGGGGATACCGAAAATGAAAAAGTAAAGGATACATTTTTTAAGTTTCGAACCGGATGGGCTGTAAAGGACATGGAGATAGCATGGTATGAAGCGGCAAAATCCGTAAAGATAACAGGGGACACAGCATTTGTAGGTTATCTCCGAAAAGGAATTTTCTATTGGAAAGTCCTTTCTTTTGAGAAAGGAGATACGTTATATCCCCATTTCGATAATGTTACAGGGGAACTTACATTGTTTGCCCGTTCCTATTCCGATTTTGACAATGATGGAAATACTGTTACAGACTGGCTTGAAGTTTGGGATGAGAAATATCTCCGTCGCTTTAGAAAAGGAAAAGGGGCGTACAGCAAAATAAAGCAAGTGATAAAGAACTTGTTTGGATTAAGCGGATACGAACTTGTATCTTCTCAGGAACATGGCTTTACATTTATCCCTGTGGCTTATCACAGAAATGAAGCCGGCGCTTGTTGGTCTCCTTCACAAGACAGCATAGAGCAATATGAACTTGCTTTCTCGCAATTGTCACAAAACAATACAGCTTACGCTTTCCCGATTATGTATTTCAAAGGCGAGGGAGATAGTATTAATATAGAGGGCGGGATTGATGGCACTATAAAGTGTATATCAATGGGACCGGATGATGAAGCCGGTTATCTTAACAAGCAAGATGTTTCCACTGCCTTTACCAAGCAGCTTGATACTTTATACAAGTTAATTTATGAGCAGTCTTTTGCGGTAATTCCACCGGAAGTAAGAAGCGGAGACCTTCCAGGTGTAGCCATAAAGCTGCTTTATTCTCCTGCTTTTGAAAATGCCATGAAGGATGCCCAAGAATATAACCATCTCATTGACGATATGGTAAAGATATTCACTTATGGCTATGGGGTGGAAACCGAAAATCTTATCGACTTGCAAAATTTGAATGTATATGCTTGGATAAAGCCGTATATACATCTGAATGAATCTGAACTTGTACAAAATCTTGCAGTTGCTGTTCAAAACGGGTTCTTGTCCCGACAGACTGCAAATGAGCAAATTCAGATGTATAGCAATCCTCGTGACTGGGATAGAATTATGAAAGAAAAGAAAGAAGAACAGCAGGCTGATATTCTTTATGAATTGAAATCCCAGCAGGTATCCGCCACAGATAATGAAGTTGAACATAATCCGGCAGGAGACGACAAGCTATGAAGCAACCTACAAAAAAACAGATACAGGATGCCAAGGATTTCATAAAATTACGTTTGCAGGCTGAAATATCTATGCAAAGTCATTTGGAGGAGCTTCTTGTACAAGCGGCAAAAGAGATTATAGATATATCATTCAAGTATGATATTCAGCCTGCAATGTTCCGGTTCTCTGCAAATGAGAACTTAAAGCGGGACGTAAGCGAAGTACTCCGTAAGTTGCGTGAGTTAATTTACGATTACACGGAAACTCTTTCTATATATGACAGAAAGGAGGAAAGAGATGCAATTGTAGATTTTATAAACAGGGAAGACCACGGGAAGACATTATCAGAGCGTATCAGCATTTATTGCAACCGATTTCTGTATGAAGTGGAAGCTGCCATTGCAGCCGGTCTGATAGCCGGAATCGGGAAAGATAAAATAAAGGGTAGTGTAAAGTCTTATCTTAATTCACCTTATACCAATCCTTATTTTAAGCGGGCGGTTTATAATGGCGGGGCTGCTGCCACACGTATTAAAACAGATGGTGTGAGTTATGGGGTAGGGAAGTCTAATTCCGCTTACAACTCGTTAAATACCCTTACCCGCTTCGCCGTAGGTTCTGCATGGATGTTGTTTTGGGGGCTTGAACATAAGGATAAAGGATATACGGGCTTTTATTCGTACCGTGGGAGCAGTTACCCATGCTCTTATTGCGACAGCATGGTTGGCTATCATCCCATATCCGACTATCAGAACCAGTGGCATATAAGATGCTGCTGCTATTTTGTGTTTGTATAATTAAAAATCATATAATATGTTGAGAGGGAAGGAAGAAAAAATAACATTCAGCAAAGGATTGGGTTCTGAATGCAGAAAAGCGGGAATCAGTATAAAAGAGAAGGCTTTTGCCGACCTTTTAGCGTTAGGATGGAAAGACAAGGACGCCTATCTTATTTCCGGTCTTTACAATCCGGTATATAACCTGGAGATAAACAAGAAGAACATGAATACCCTTTTGTCCGACGATAAAGACTTCATGGACTATTTGACCTCTGCAAGCAGAAAGATTAAACGCAGGCAAAAAGAGAGCGAGAAAGAGGATGATATATCGGTAGATGGTATTAGTGAGGAAGATATTGCTTCCGAGCTATCAAAAGAAAATCAACTTCGTAAACTTATCGCTGCCCGCAAGAAGTACGATGGCAAAGAGGGATGCAAGGAATGGATTGACCTCACTAAAATGATAGCAGACATCACGCAAATCAAAAAGGACGAAATAAAGGAAGAGGATACTACAGTGCATTTCTATCTGCCTCTTTCATGCAATAATTGCTCCTTGTATCTTGCCGCTAAAAAGAAAGCCGGGAAGTGATACCCGGCTATTTTATTGTAGATACTTATCCTATGGTGGTGCTTTTTAATTAGTATCTACATCCAGCTCCTTACCTGTAACATCATAATATATGTTTTGAAGTTGGTGAAGGTATTTCACCTCTATATTACAGATTTGACATCTATTTTCAATGTCATTAATAGATAGAATGTATTTCTTTAGGTCACAAATCATAATGTTCATTTTGAATTTTCCATTACGATAAACATATCGAATAAAGCAAGCATCATCACATTCCTTCATTCCACACCTTGCCAGTAACTCTTCTGTAAGAGGGATTGGCTGCAAATCCTCAACAGCCCCATATAACAAACTCCCATTACAGTATACGCTGTTTTCAACGGAGGAAAACCCATCTTCTTTTTTATATATTTCACCAACCCTGAAATTTTCACAATCAGAAGTTTTAAAGATATTGCCTATTCTTAATTCCCTAACATCAATCATAATAACTATATTTTAAAGTTTAACTGTCAGCTTCTCCCATTTCCTTTTTCATCTCATACATCTGCCTTTCCTCCTCAATAATTTGGGCGTCCTCTTCGTCGGATATGGGATTGGCATCCGCACGGTCAAGGGCGTTTCCGACTGCCTTCAACACATCCACCTGCAACTCTGCGTCAATGCAGTTTGCTACATACTGCGTATTGCGTATTATAAGCATCGGCAGATTGTCTACCTTATCTTCTATTGGGGCATTGTCGAGCAGCATGAACATCACGCTCCCTGCCCCGTATTCAACGGAGAAATCTCCGCTTACGGTTGATACCTTAATGAAGGGCAAATCGCCCTTCTTGTACTTGAGAATAACAGTATTCCCGATTTGTCTCTTTCCGAAATCCATAATCCTTATTTTTTTATTTTGTTGTTGTAAAACATATATTCTTCCCCTTTGTGTTGCATGAGTTCCATGTCGAACCTGTCACATATCAACGCCATACGGTTGCTCGGATTGTGGACGATAATGTCATATCCCTTTTCCTTTAAGGCATTGAGCAGGTGTAAAAGTTGCCTCTTCTTTCTTTCCGGCTCATTATTAAAGAAACGAATATGACATTGCCACGTTTCCATAAATAGCCTGAAAACTTGTCCGAAGTAAAACCTATTTCCTTTGCAAAATCGCAGTCAGGCGGGATACAACCTCTTTCAATCTCTTTTTTGTGATATGCAGTATCGTATCATTCTTCATATTTAATCCTCATTCAGGAAATCTTCGTCCGAATATTCCCAACCTTCAAACAGATTGGTCTTCGCCTCTTCCGCAATATTGGGAATGTGTCTCATAAAGTTATTCACAATATCCTCGTTGCCACACCACAGCGTATAGACATTGCTGTATCCCTTATCTGCACGTTTTTCCCGTGCGTATCCGAGTGAAAGCATGTCAAGACCCAACTTCCTTTGCGAAACCGGGATGACCCCGTTCTTTTTACAGAACCGTTCATAGTTCTTGTATATATCCGAGGATGTCAGCTCTATGGGACCGCTCCCTTCAAATTCTTCCGGCTGGCACTCTTTGTATTTGAAATATTCCGAAATACTCCCGTCCACGAGTTTCCCATCCTTTCCCGTAACGCTCGACCGTATCCGTTCCAGTTTCAAATCAATCTTCCCGCCCAAGTTCTCAGGCATCCGCCAATTGTTCTTTTTAAGTTCGCACAGCCCTTTCACAATCCAAGCCATTATACCGGCATGTTCCGCTTTCATTCTTTCTGCAAGCATGGTGTCTCTCTTTTCCACCGGTATTGTCTTGTCAAAGTTCAGCACCAGGGCGCGGCGCTGCATACTCTCGTCGTCAGGGTCGTCACGGTTCAGAAAATCTTTCGGCTGCCAACGGTAATTGGAGTTGCACAGCATAATAGGAGGTCTCTGCATCATTGTGATATTCCCGCCTATTCCCCGGCAGGCAATCGGCTCTCCGCTGGATATAGCTTTTATAATGCTCATGTCCTTGAAATCACCCCGGTTGCTTTCCGTGCAGTACATAAGCCTTTTCCTTGACATAGAGTAGGCGGCACGCAGCTGCTCATCCCCACCTCTTGCAAACTGGCTCATCTTTATGTTTAGTATTTCATCCTCTCCAAACATATCCTTTAAAACCCGGTAAATAACACTTTTACCGTTCGCACCAGTACCTTGCAATATAAGGAAATATTCAAAGCTTATATTTTTCCTATTGACAAGGCAAGCACCGAGGAACATCTGCAATATCCTGCGCTTGTGCTTTTCCGGCAATACGCCATCCAGCTCTTCCGTAGGTATCCAGCTTTCTCCAAGAAAGCTTCTCCAGGTAGGACAGTTGAAAATCTCCTTTCGGTCATACTTGAACGGATACATCTTTACGCAATCAAACTTCGGAGAGTGCGGGTAAGTCTTTAAAGTATTCATGTCAACCACGCAATTAGTAAAGCACATAATGCTAAGGTCGGGTTGCAGCTCATGGTCTCTAATGACATTTATTATCCGGTTCATGTAAGAATACATAATCTTATTAGTTCGGTCACGGGCGGCAACACCCATTTTCTCAAGCCACCTGTCTACGGCATCATAGAGCACATTGTAGTCCATGTACTCGTATATCTTTCCCGTAAAAACATACAACGGAACACGGTAATCGGCAATGTCTTTTGTTACAACACCATACCCCTCCCGGAACAATCCTTCAAGACGTCTGCCGTATCTATCTGTACGTTCGGGATTGCTTGTAACCAAAGATATATCCCTGAATGTAGAGGCGTATTCGTCGCAATGTTGCGACAGCAGACCGAGCACATAATCCTTTAATTCCCTTCTATTCATTGTAAGTCGCTCATTTTGTGTTTAAAAGAACATAACGCATGCTCCTATAGGCGCATTTTATGAAAATAACCTTTTTTTCTTTTATCTGTAAAGGCTAAATACATATATCTATGTTCTTTATCTTCATTATGCAAATATACAACTATCTGATTATAAAACAAGTAAATTTTCTAATTAATATGCGTTAAAACATAGAAAATTACCCAACAATCATCCATATAGTGCAAAAATGTAAAAATGCAACGGTTGACTTGTTGTAAAATATCATTACAAATTAGTGGAAAATGAAGAAAATAAAAAATTTTTAGGTGAGGTGACTACGCCGATTTCCTTACAAAAATAAAGGGGTGGGGGGTGGCTCTTTGCAGGGTGTTTGCAATGTATTTTATTGTATAATAGTGATTTGTAGTTTACATTATACATATAATATAAAGTTTGCGTTTATTTACATTGTTGTTGCTCGCCAGTCTTGGACATAAAGTAAAGGCTATCACGGCGCAGCCAAAGACGCCCAATACCATCAATAAATAAAATTAATATCACGTATGTATTATATAGATAATATCTATTAATCATTGTACTTCGTTAGCGTCCTATGTTTATTCGCGTTGTCTATATATACATCTTGTAATATAGATTAAATCTATTGCGTTTAAAGTGTTTGTTATGCTTGTTATAGTATTATATATTTACATATTCTTGTGGTTGTATTTTATGTTATAAACATTTGATATATAGTGTATTATGTTGTATTTATTGTATGTTTTATAATGTGATTATTTTATGAAAATATTTTTCAATATTCTTTGCTGTTTACTAAATAATTAGTATCTTTGTAATGTAAGAAAGAGATAGATATAAGGTTCTGGTTCTTACAGGCGTGTTATTAAGTGTTGGAATAAAAAAGAGAGCCTTAACACGGCAATGTTAAGACCCTCGTAGGTTGGGAATACTTAAAGAAGTACCCCCCCCCAAGCGGAGGCAAAAGTACTTCTTTAATTTCTCACCCGCAAATATTCTTCCATTTATTTATATACTTGATACAAATACGTTTTTAGTCTTATTGTGTTAGGCTTCTGTTATCGTGTTGTATTGGTTTACGTGTACACGCTATAAGGTTGAATCATTAACAATTTAAACTATAGCATTATGAAAGCAAAAGAATTTCATTCATTGGAAAAGTTAATTGAAGTGGCTGCGAGTGTTGGACACAACAAGCAGGAGGCAAGCGAAATTATCACAAAGAACTACGACTACATTAAACGGGTGTATCCTAATGTATCGGCAAAAAAAGCGGTTCATATAGCGTATGTTATTTATTAATTAATTGATGGAGGAAAAGAATATGAAGGCTAACGATATTGTTATAAATGAGCGAGAATTACTTAATACAAAAATATACAATCCGGAATTTGATAGTATCAAAAGTATTCCGTGTACAATGGTGTTGCGGTTGATGGATACAGAGGAATACGGGTGCGACTATTGCGGGGCCTTGAATCTGGTTTTAGAACTGTTCCCGGAAACCGACCGGGCGGAGCTTGAAAAAGAGTTAGACCAGTTCGTATGAATGTATGTTAGGCGTTATGTTATTGTTATTCGGTGCCGTGTTGTTTGTCAGCGGCACCGATATAGAGAGAATCAAGGAATTTATAAACGATGAATCAGATAAATTTTAAGGATATGGGAGTGTTGGCGTTGCATATTAATAAGGAAAAGCATTTATTTGCCGCTGAAAAGGTTCATATATCACAAATAAAGCAAGGTGATATAGTGTATCATGACGGACAATCTAAAACCGTCGGTAAAGGTTCTCTAAAATACGATAGTTTTGCAGGATATACGCTCTTTGGGGACTCTTATTTGTTGGGAAGAGAATCGGTAATACGTTATGACGGAAGGCGGAAAGCTGGTTGCTGTTAAAGATTAAAGCAGAATTAAGGTAGGAGGTATAAATAGTTGGCGGATTTAATAAACGAATAATTTAAAGGAGGAAATAATATGTATTTAGGTTTTATTCTTTGGGCAATTGTTCTGGTAGTGATATTATGGAACATCAGTCCAGCGCTGGTTATTACGTCAGCTTTAATAGGAATCGCTATGGCGATAGGAAAAACAAAAGGCAATAAATCAGGTGAATAATATGGAGACTTTAAAGGAAGTGTTTTTGAAGAAATACCCGCAATACGGAAAAGTGTTGCGGGTGTATGAAGAGGTTAACGAAGTGGAATGTACATTCGACAGCATAACAAAACCGAGGTTGTACAACTTTGTTCAGGCCCTTAATGAAAGAGTAGCCACCAATAGCGCTAAAACCTATTGCGCTATGCTTAAATCAATTCTTAACCTGTACAGCGATATGTATTCTTTCCCAAAAGGTTTTGAGGCTATATTGACCTTAAAAAAGGACGCTACGCAAAGTACGTGGCTAACGGATGACGAGATAAAAACGTTATTGGCGTATAATCCGATTAATGAAACGGAACGCGCTGTAAAAAACTGCTTTTTGCTCGGTTGCCTTACAGGCGCCAGACATTCGGACTATATAGAATTTACAGAGGACAACATAGTAGACGGAAGACTGATATATGTTTCACGGAAAACCAAGATTAAAGCGGAGATACCGGCGGCTCCTGCTGTGCTCCGGATATTGAAAGAAAACCGGGAATACGGTATCAATGAACGAAAGGTTTCGGATGTAACCTTTAACGACACAATAAGAAGTATATGTCGGCGATGTGGGATAAGCAAGCGTATAAAGCTGTACCAGGCGGGCGAATATATAACCGGTGAAAAGTGGGAATTTATTTCCTCGCATTCCGCCCGGAAGTCTTGCGCAACCAACTTATATTTAAGAGGTGCGGACTTGTATTCTATCAGCCGAATGTTAGGGCACTCCAGTGTAACGATGACCGAAACGTATATATGCTGCGGGCTGCGTGAATTATCAGATAAAATAATGGGATATTTCAACGGGTTTAAATAGATTTGCACCTGATTTTATATATACATAAATATTTTATGGCACAAGAAAGTAAATACGCATACGACGAAGATAGTGTAAAGGCTATTGTTCATTGGGCTTTAACGGCTCAACTGCCCACTCAAATAGAGTTAAGCGAATCGGAGAATATATTCGACGTAAAGAAATACATACAGGCGAATATACACGATATAAACCAGCATTTCCCTGACCCGTTTTATAACCCGTCAATAGACAGATTGTACAGATTAAAAGAGTTTATTGAAAGGCAAGAATGATTTTATAACCCAGTGGGTCTTTTCACTTATTTTGGGTTGAATTTAACTCACTGGGTTGTTTGGATTATAACTTGCTGTCCATCTTTTCAAATTCTTCCTGCACGGACTTATTCAACACCTTCGCGTATATCTGGGTTGTCTTTATATCTGTATGTCCCATCATTTTGGCAAGGTTTTCGATTGATACGCCCATATTCAGAGCCATTACCGCAAAACTGTGTCTTGCCATGTGGGAATGAAGGCTTTGCTTTATTCTTGCAATTTCCTGAACGACTTTCAACCTTAAATTATATTGGTAATTGCTTATTATCGGTAGCTTGAAGTCGTATTTTCTCAATATTTCCATTGCGGGCTTTAGGAGCATAAGAAAGTATTCTTCTTCTGTTTTTATTCTAATATCTCTAATAAAAAATTTGCTTCCTTTCTTGATTACTCCGCAGAAATCGAATTTGGATAAATCTGCATAAGACAGACCGGTGAAGCATTGGAAGACAAATAAGTCCCTAACCTTACTAATGCTTTCTGATGTTATTTCTAAGTTCTGTATTTGCTTTATTTGGTCCATGGTAAGGTATTTTATTCCTTCGCTTTTCCCACGGTCAAATTTGAGTCTATTATATGGGTTGTCTTTTAACAACTCATATTTAATAGCTTCGTTTATATATCTTTTCAAGCGTTTGTGATAGCCATGAACGGTGGTCTGTTTATTGTATTTCTTATGTAGGAAATCATCATAATACATTATGTTGGCCGTTGTTATGTCGGAAAAATAAACGATTCTACCAAATTCTTCCAGAGAGTTTATTAATGTAGCATGGGTGTTTAAAGTCCCCTTTCTTAAATCTGTTCTTTCGCTTACCCGGCGCTTTATGAAGTCAAGAAAACTCTCTTTCTGCTGTGAATACTTTAGGAAATGCTCCAGCTTTTCAAAGTTGAAAGGTTCCTTGTTCTTTATAAGTGAGTTGATAAATTCGTTTATATTCTGTATCTGTGCATCGAGTCTTTCGTTCAGGTCTATGGACTGAACTGTATTCTTGACTTTGTTTTTTTCGCTCCATTGGTCGGAATATAGCCTAACGCCTGTACTAATCCATTTCCTTTTCCGTTCAAATAATATTTCTATCTGAACGGTTCCTTTTGTTGTCTTGCTTGCTGTGTGTTTCCGGTCAAACACAAATCTTGCTGTTGGGTACTTCATAATTTAAAAGATTTGGTATCACACAAGGGTATCACATTTGTTGCACATTTCATGAAATACAATGAAATATAGTGAACTAAAATGAAACAAATATAGAACCGCGTTTGTTCGTATAAATCATTGATAATTACATAATCTGCTGATAATAAGAAAAAAGGGGTTACATTTCTGTAATCCCTTGCTGTGATTCGCCTGGGATTGTGTTATAAAACTTATTTATTTGATTATCACATTGTTATATAGGTTTATTACTGCATGGTATCACAATAGTATCTTTTTTATTTTGCTAATCTGTTCTTCGTATTTCCAGGCATCATCTATCATATTGCCTTTCCCAGAACATAGCCACTTAACATTAAGCATAGGGAATGCTTCGGAAATCCGGGATATTATATCACTTCCTATCGTTCCTCTGCCTTTTCCACTTTTATCCGAATTACTGATATATCCATTTCCTATATTACAGTATACTTCAAAGGAGCTATATCCTTTTACAATTTTCAGTTCATACCTTGCATAGTGAGCAAATGCCTTTAGCCTGTCTATCGCCCTTTCGTTTTGTTCTGTATTTTTTTTCATTAAATATTTAGTAATAATTTTATTTCACAAAAACATGCTTAATAACATATGAATATTCAAAACATTTATTGAACAATGATGTTATATGTTATACAAACTATCATTTTTAATAAACAAAGTAATATCATGGAAGAAGTTAACCTTTCTGCGCTCTGTATGATGAAGCAAATTAAAATTCTTACGCAACAATTACTACGACTATCCGAGGACCTTGAATTGGCCCACGAAAGAATTTCCGTATTGGAAAAAGACTTTGAGACGCATAAATCTGAACTGTACCATAAACATCCGGTTTATAAAATGAATATATTACATTCAAAAGTTACCGGATTTTAAAAATAAGCAAGAACCGCCCCTACAAAATAGGGGTTGTTCTTAAGCTGTCTTTTTTTCTTCCAATACATTTTTTACGTCTAAAAGCGCTTGTTCAAGTTCGTCTCTTGCTTTCGCAATAGTCTGTTCAAGCTCGTTAAACTGTTTTTTCAGTTTACCAAAAAGCCTTTCGTATCTTGAAACGGTTGTTTCATACAGCCTTGACAGCTCATCGTAAGAGAGAGACACGGAATCTGTGTCCTGCTGACTCGAACCGCTATCTTCATCTTCTATGAACATAGGTCCTTTGCCGGTGAGGATGTAGTTGGCGTTGACTTGGGGGTATGCTTCGCAAAGCTGAGCTATTATATCACCAGATATAGCCTTAGTAACCCCTTTTTTTGTAATGGGATATTTTAGCTTGTGCATTTTTCACGCCACAATCTTTTTCAAGCAAATATGGACTAATCTTTAAGCACTCCATAACCTCTAAAAAGCGTTCACTTGCAGCCATGATGATACTTTCACCAATATTTTCTTCGTTCTCATTTTTAGAAAAAGGTTGTCCTTCTCCTGTAATAAGCCACACCCGGCTATATTCAGGAAATACTGATAATATTTTATCCGCATAATTAGCACTTATGGCTTTTATTTTCCCATCACGAATATCATACAATGGCTGTGCCCTCTTAATCCCCATCAACTGAGATAACTTAGAAAGAGTCACTTTCTCATTATCAGTGATAAACTCTAATATTTCCCTACTGTTCATCATAATAATACTGTATTTATTTGGAGATACAGTAAAATACTGTATCTTTGCACCCGTTGCAAGTAGAGAGGCAACAGACACATGATTAAACAATCGCCCTAACGTGGGCTTTTCTATATGGAAATCCGTTGCCTCTCTACTTTAGCAACGGATTTTTTATTTTATAAAGTACAATCGGTTATTGTTTCCGCTTTACGAGCTACTGCGGAGGGCTATCGGGGAAAATACGTTCGACCAATAACAGATTTAAAACAACCTTCCGAAGCTTCACGGTGAAAGCCCGTGAGGGGATGCACGAAAGAAGGCAGTCGATTGAAATAAGCAGACTGGTGCGCAGGTGCAGGTTACGAGATAACCAACTCTGTAAAAGCTGAAAGCCGAGATTGGAAGCACCCAATTCAGAGCCGAGACGAAAAAGCCGAGATGACGGGCTCATTCTCTTGAATTATCCCCAAAACCGTAAGAGAGAAAAACGCTCTCTACGGGTAAGGGGATGATTCGCTCAATTCCCCTACCTCAAATCAAGGCAGGTTATTATTTATTAAGTTATATAACTTATTATAAACTATATATTCATTATAACTATAAACTTAATATTAATATAATTACAATGGAAAAAGTAAGTCTTAAATATGAAGCATATACAGACGGTAGTTGCGATAATCTTTCTCCTTATGGAGAAGGCGGGTCTGCTTATATAATACTTAAAGACGGTATAATAATAAAAGAATCCAAAAAAGGATTCGTTGGCACTACGAACAACCGTATGGAAATGCTTGCAATAATAAGTGCCGTAAAATCCGTTCCCAAAAGGGGCTACATTAACCGTGTATACAGATTCTCAATATTGTATAACGAGCTTTACGAACTGCAAGAAACCCAAAAAGAACTTAGACTTAATAAACCTCTATCATCATTGCGCCGCATCACTCCATGAGATATGTTTTGTTTGGGTAAAGGGACACAGCGGCAATGAATACAACGAGCACGTTGACTCTTTAGCCTATTCTGCGTATGAGGAGATTATAAACAAATACAATCTCCCTAAAACAAAAGTAGGAAAAGGACGATGAATATTTAAAGGGGCAGCAATGGTCTGCCACCCCTTTGGGTCTTAACCTCTGCGAACCCTAATTACAGTCCGCCGGATTTTAATCCTGGTTGTGGTTTTGACCCTTACAGTAATTCTTGCCATAAGCGTTAATTATAATGTTAAACATTGGATAATCTCAGCCTTATCCGTCAGGCGATTTCCTTTCTCATGTTATGGCAACAGATTATAGAAATCGGGCAAGTATTACTGTTTTATATCAATTAATAAATTATATAGCAATGAAGAAAATAACAAAGATTGAAATTATAATGTCAGTAGATGAAGATTCTGATTTGTATTCAAGAGATATATTTTTAAACGGGGAAAAAGTTTTTCACGATGAGTTCAAAAAAAATCTCTTAAATACAAAAGACTTTATTCATGAGTTTGCAAATAAGCTAATAAACGGATTTAAGAATGATAGACCATAGCCATTTAAAAAACATTTGCGGCCACCCGGTCATCGAAAATATAGACAAAATCAAAGCTATTTTTGCTATACGAACGGATTTTATGGTGGCTTTCTTGCTTTTATTTGACAAGTTCCTATCATATTCATCTCTTTCAATCTGTTCTATTAGGTTGTCAAAGTGTTTAGTATCAATAAGCCGTTTGGCTTCTTGGGTGACTTGCAAATCTCCGTATCCAATATTTTTGCCTGCTCCTAAACTTTTTAGCTTCTCAAAAACTACTGTACCACTACTACCAAATAATTCTTCGCACTTCTTTTGGGAAATGCTTTTGTTCCTAATAATGTATTCGGTAGCAGATTTGCACATCAAAATCAAATTTTTATCCATAAAATTATATTATCAATTAACCGATTGTACAACATTTCAAAGAACGAATTATGATTAATAAAAAAATTCAATTCAAAGCAGACGGCACACCTATTAAAGATGAATGCTATCTTCAGTATGAGAGAGAATGGCTTGACCTAAGAAGAAGGGCAGCAGAGTTTGGTCGCTTTTTACAATCAGAACTTGATAAGCGGTTTGATTTGTCTAAGAGCGAATGGTGCAAATTACATAGTCATTTGATTACCGAGTATTCCTCTGACAGCAAAATGCTTGACCACATCCTTTAATGTTTCTATGGCTATTGATTTTACCATATCAATAGCTTTTTCTTTTGTTTCTCTCTTTTTTTCTCCGCTATATCCTCCTAAGTCAAAGAATATTCTTCCTTTTTCTGTTAGTTCCGGGCTTATAGCTCCACATACATTATATCTATCAGTTACATATCCATCTGATTCAACTACATCAAAGACATATTTCCAATACTGAAAACCTTCCTTACCAACAAGAGAACAATCAATCATTTGTTTCTCATCAGCAAGCTCTAATATGAAGTTTTTAAATTTCAGAAGCTTTTCTATATCTATTTAATAATCAAATATATACGCAAAATATGTTTTATAACATACATTTATTTACTGTATTGGTATTGTTAATACAGTATTTTACTGTATCTTTGCGTCGTTGTTAGAACGAAAGAACGACAACAACAAGACATAAAAAATAGAAGCAACCATAAAAGCCGCTTGTATTTGTTTTTATGTCGGCGAATATAGCTATTTTCTATGAAAAAACAAATAAAGTGAGAAAATTTATATAATAGATAATATGAAAATAACAAGAGAAGATATTTTGAAGATTAAACCAGGGACTTCGCTTACTGTACGTCTAAGTGATTACAGAGCTTGCGATTCAGCGAGAGCTGTTGCTTATAGAGCCGCTTTAGCAGACCCAAGACCGGATGTAGAGAGATATAAGGTGTCTATTAATACGAAAACATGGGAAATTACAATTACAGCCGTTAAAAAGTTATGACTCGCACAGAAGCAAGAATATTAGCAGAAGAACTGTACAAACTTATGCGCAAGGACGTGAAAAGGATTGTAGAGGAAACAGCGATTGAATGTTCGGATGAATGGGTTGGGGTAGGAGAGGCTGCTAATATTCTTGGGTGCAGTGTTGGTACTTTGTATAACAATATATCTAATATTCCTCATACAAAAAACGGTAGACTTCTTCGGTTTAAGAAATCGGCATTGATTAAATATTTGGAAAGATGAAACCCTATAGCTTAAACAGAATCACTTCTCTTCTTCTTCGGATTGCTCTAATAATAGCAATAATGGCGGGATGTATATACAGCAGCCGCGTAGAATACAACGATGATGTATTATCTGGCATGAGTTCCGATAAGTATGACTTCATCAGAAGCCGGATAAACGACAGCTCACGGTCGGCGGTAGTATCCGAATATATGAACAACAAGCAGTATTACGACAGTCTTGACTATTAAAACCGCGTTGTGTGAACAATGCTCCTTCCTCTTAGCTCAGCCAGGTAGAGCATCGCTATGGTTACTTGTTCGAAGGTTTAGTATCCGGTAATTTCCGGTTAGCGAAGGTCGCACGTTCGAGTCGTGCAGAGGGAGCAAAATATAGTATTTGAGCTTTGCTCATAAATCGTTCATTGGTTTATTGATGTAGATATTAAGAATATAAGTCTTTATTGAAACTGTATTCTTATTCTAATATTAATCAAGGAATTACGGATAGCGGAAACGCGGGGACTCCGTATAGGATTGGTTATCGTAATTGTCTCTTCGCACCGAAATGTCCTACGGTAGAAAGTATGCGGTTTGGGCGCCCGTATCGCAAGAGACAAAGGTCATAAAGACAACATAAGCGTCCGATACAGTCTTAAATCGGTATAAAGTATGCGGTGGTAATGAAAGGCGCCCGTACACGCTTATTATATATAATCCCGTGGCTCACCCTAAGGCGAGTGGTAAGGCTTAACATCGGAACGCTCACGGGAGCTAACTAAATTGTAACAGCAATGGATATGCTTTTCAATTATATTAATCTATTCTTCGTTTTCTTTCTCGGGTTCGGATGCGGCATTATTTTTGTCTATTTGATGACGAAAATAATAGACAAAGCAATTCACGCATGCTCTGACAATCAAGAAGCCAAATGCAATAAATCCGTAGAAGAAGATATATGTAAGAAAGAAAATCCTTATCACATATCTATATCCAAGATTGTAATTATCAGGAAAGAAGATAAGAAGGGAGGAGGCGATGACGGTACCCGAAAGTAGGAATAAGTATTGGGGGTTATATCGAATTCTTGCCGCTATATACGCAACGGCAACAAAAAGGTACGATATATACACGCAAAAGATAGATGCAGTGGCTGAGAAAACAACCTGTTCATAAAACTCCAAGTTGGCAAACTCGGGTATGTACAGATACAAGACAGTAAATAAGACGGGGAACGATACCGCAAAAGCGGTAAACAAAGACTTATGCTCCATATTGTAGCATTTGATTAATTCTGATAAATCCATATTTCTTAATTTTTAGTTTGGCGACACAAAATTAAGAAAATCCCCTGATAATAACGTGATGTTGCCAATCGAATTGGTTCAGGGGAACAAAGCCTGTAAGGGTGAATAATTTATGATAGCTTTTTAATGTAAACAGTCCCGTCCACGTGCTGGTCGGGAAACACTGCGACATGGCGGAATGGTAGACGCAAGGATTGAAGAGGTTCACGATAAAAGGAATGCCACTATATGCAGAAAAGCATTCGCCTTAACCTCAACCTGCGAAGGTGCACGTGAAAATATAGATAATAGGTGAAATTCCTTCACGGCAATATCGAGTAAACTCGTCCCGGTTCGAGTCCGGGTGTCGCAACATCTTCACTACAGATGAAGTATTTGTTTAGTCGTAGCCGGGCGGTCTGTGAAGATAGTCCGGTTTTTTTATTGAAACCAATTAATAACAATCATATGAAAACATTTGAAAAATTAAAAGAAGAACTCTTGATCCGCGCCAAAAATGCTGGCGCATGCCAATCCGGCTACGCAATGGGTCTAAGAAGCAATACGAAAGCCGACCTGCTAAAAGCCATTACTGAAAATTGGTTTTGGGTTTTGAGGGATGCAAAAATTATCGATGCTGAATATTTGGAAGATAACTTCACAGAAGAAGAATTATCGCAAGCCGGTATTTATACCAAGAATACCCACGAGGTTAGAACAGCCTCATTTGCCTGCGGCAGTGCAACGGTGAAAGCCTGCGGCAGTGCAACGGTGAAAGCCTACGGCAGTGCAACGGTGAAAGCCTACGGCAGTGCAACGGTGAAAGCCTACGGCAGTGCAACGGTGAAAGCCTACG